CGCCAAGGCGTGACCGTCGCGGTACTGGATGCGTTTGAGGACGTGGAGAAAGGGCGAACCGGAATCTGGTTGATTGACTCCTGGGTGGCCTCCGTTTCCAAGTCCCCCCGACCGGCGACCGTAGCGTCCCCAGACGTCCGTAAAAACCGGGTGCGGGGGTAAACATGGGTAAGGACCCGTTAGCCGCCCTGGTGCCGCTCCTAGACGCTATTTTGGCCGCTTCCCGGGAGGCGCTGGATGACTCCCCACCGTCTCGGGTGCTTTTGATGCCCGGGGCAGAGGTCGTTTGGGACAATTGCGGGAACCGGGGACAACTATGGGTGCGGGTAGTTTCCATCACCCCGCACTACCCTTCGGGAAACAACTCCTCGGCCCTCGGGCTCAATTGCGGCGTGGCCGCGTGGGACGCCACTATCGCGGTAGGGGTGCTCCGCTGCGTCGCCACGGTTGACGACCGGGGACGCCCGCCGAAGGCCTCCACGATGACGAAAGAGACGAATCAGATCCTGGATGATGCTTCTGCAGTAGGCGGTGTGCTGATGACAACTGAGAAGGTCACTGAAATCAATGTTTGGAACCCCCTCGGGCCGGAGGGTGGACTCGCTGGCGGGGAGTGGGAGGCTCGCGCGCGGTTCGATATTTTGTAGCGCACCGCCCTCCCCGCTAATTTATTTATTTTTTATTTATTTATATACCCCCTTTAGGGGGTGTATATATAAATAAATAAAAAATAAATAAATAACCTACCGGTAGGAGGGCGCATGGCTCGCGTAAAATTGAAACTAAACAAACAGTCCATCACGATGCACGTAGGCAACATGGCCACGCAGTCAGCGCGAAACGCGGCGGAGCGGACGAAACTTAGAGTCCAGTCCAACATCGCCCGAAAAGGACGGATCCACACTGGCAAGATGCACGACTCAATCCGGGTCACGAAACTTAAGTCATCTCGCCCGATGCGGCCCCGCTTCACCGTTGCTTCTCACCTCAAGTACACAAAGTTCCAAGAAGCCGGGGTGAGGCCGTTTGGACCGAAACGTGCAAAGTTTCTCCGATTCCAGCCGAAGTTCTCTAACACTTTTGTTTTCGCGAAGCGAGTGCGCGGATTCCCGCCTGGAAATTTCTTCCGGGACGCTCTAAAGCAACTCCAGAGGAAGGACTTCCACCCCTAACGAGGCGTGCTACACTCGCGTTATGGCGAAGCAAACAGAATCCAAGACTCCAGCAGCATCCCCCGACGTGCCTGGCATTAGCATTGAGATCGATAAACCTGAGCCCATTCCGGTCACGCTCGGGGATAAGGTCTACCGTGGTTTCCCTCCAAAGACGGCGGGTACCTTCCGAGCGGTAAAACGCATCCAGGAAGCCTCGGACGATCCCGAAAAAATGTTGAACGAGATTGAGAATTGGCTTAAGTCCGTTTTCACTGCCGCAGACGCTAAAAAGATCCTGGCTCGGTTGGAAGATCCTCGGGACGGGTTGGACATGCCGCACGTCATTGAGTTACTTCAGAAAATGATGCAGAGCACGAAAAACCCTACTATGTAGTCTGGCGCTGTTTCCTGATCGCGCTGGAGCATTGGGACACGCTGGACGGGCACCTTCTAGCCAAAGGTTCTCCCTTCTCGTTAGAAGATTTACACATCGACCGGCTCTGTTCGTTCATCTGGTGGTTTGCTACGCAGAACAAGAACGAGGCAGAACGGCAGTCATTCCGCGCTAAACTCTGGCGGCCTCCGGCGGGCGAAGAAGCCCACGAGAAATCTCCATGGACTCCGGAGGCAGAGATGCGGGCGCTCCGTAACCTCCAGGCTCAACTTGGAGGCGGGGGCAGCAGTACCGCTATGCGGTAGGATAGTCAAGTAGAGGCTGGAATCACCCTCACCTTCAAGACTAGGTGACGGGAGGTGATCCGGTCTTGAATATCGGGGAAGCACTTATTGAGATCCTCGCGGATGCGGGGGACTTCGCCAAAGACGCTAGTAAGCAACTCTCTGGACCTCTAAAAACTGTCGGCAAAACTACTGCCGACGCTTTTTCTGCCACCTTCCAGATCGGCATGGCCGCCGCTGCTGGGCTGGCGACCGCCGCGATAACTAAGACCATCTCGGGCGGTCTGAAACGCCTGGAGGGTATTGACACCGCCGAAGCCCGGCTCCGGGGCATCGGGGTAGTTGGCGAAGAACTTGCCGGGGTAATGGATCAAGTCCGTGACTCGGTGCGCGGAACCTCCATCTCCCTGGACGGTGCAGCGCAGGCCGCCGCGCTCATGATGACTTCCGGCGTGCGGGAGGGTAAGCCCCTCGAAGCCACGCTGGACGCGCTGACTAACGCCGCCGCTGCCACCGGTAAAGAGATCGAAGAGATCACCCCGCTCTGGCAGGAAATGGCCGTCCAGGGCGACGCTACTTCTAACGTAGTTCGCCGCCTGGGTGACATGGGCGTGAACGCCCTGGCCGCGCTTGCGGACGAGTTCGGGGTGACGCAAGAAGAAGCCGACAAGATGGTCAAGTCGGGCAAGGTTTCCTTCGAGGAGTTCAACCAGGCGATAACCGGTCAACTCGGAGACATGGCCGAGGCCGTTGGAAACTCCTTCAAGGGCATGAAGGACAACACTAACGCCGCGTTCGCCATGATCGGCGCGGCCGGTCTGGCACCGTTCAAGGACGCTTTCACGACGGCGATGCCGGACATTCTGAACTTCATGTACGATCTGTCCGACGCGATAGCGGACGCCGCTAAGCCTCTGAACGACAAACTGATCCCCGCCGCTGAAAAACTGGGGGACTATTTTAAGGGATTAGACGCCTCCAAATCCTTGCAGGGTATTACGGACGGGCTTAAGTCGATTGACGGGCTTCTAGGCCCCCTGGTGGGCCTGGCGTTGGGGTCTCTGGGCCCTTTGCTGGCCCGGATTCCGTTACTAGGTCAAGCGTTCACGAAACTGACTGGCCCGGTGGGGCTGGTTATTGGCCTATTCGTGGAGATGTTCCGCAACTCTGAACCGCTCCGGGATGCTATGAGCGGGCTATTTGACATGCTGTCGGGCGCCGCCTCCAGCGTCGGCCCGGTGTTCGAGGCGTTGGCGGGGTTAGTTGGAGAACTGGCGGGGACGCTCGGGGATGTTCTCGGGGGCGTGATCCTGGAACTTTTGCCGGTCGTGGAGGATCTTCTAGCGGTACTCGGCCCGGCGCTGGTAGCAATTTTGCAGGCAGTCCAGCCGCTAATAGAAAAACTTGGCGGAGCCCTGGGGAAGATCCTAGTCAAGGCCATCGAAAAACTGGTGCCGCCGCTCCTGAAAATTATCGAGACGCTACTCCCGCCGCTGATCACGCTATTTGAAGTTGTGATCGATGTAGTTGGCTGGATTATCGATGCCCTCGGCCCGCTTATCGATTTGCTGATGAACATTCTCGGCCCGGCGCTGGCGATACAGGCAGAGATATTGTCCATCGTGGTCGGGTGGCTCACTGATCTCTTTACCTCCACCGAGGAAGGAGCCTCCATCTGGTCGGAGGCATGGAACTGGATCCTCGAAGTAATTGATACTTTCACCGCGTGGTTCCAGGAACACGTTGCGCCCATTATCGAAGAAGTTTGGGGTCGGATACAGGACGCCGCGCAGGCGGTCGCGGCCTGGTATCAGGAGACATTGGCACCGCTGTTCGAGGCCGTGGGCGAGTTCCTGGGAGTGGTATTCGAGAACGTTTCGGAGGCTGCCAGCACTCTCTGGGGACTGGTAAAGGGCTACTTCGAGAAGATCAGCGAGACGTGGGATAAAGCGTGGACGGAGATCCAGAAGGTCTGGGACAAGGTTGGCCCGCCGCTGATGGAGTTCATCGAGGGATCCATAAACACTCTCAAGTCGGTCTGGGACATTGTCTGGAACTCGATTAAAAAGATCTTCGAGATCGTGTGGAACACGATTAAGACGGTGGTGGACACCGCGATTAACACGATCAAGAACATTATCAATACTGTCACCGCTCTGATTAAAGGTGATTGGGAGGGCGTCTGGAACGGGATTAAGGACTTCTTCAACGACCTTTGGGAAGGCTTATTACGGGGAGTCGGGGAGAGTCTTGACTCGATTTGGGAGTGGATTGTCGGGCTGAAAGACGACGTTCTTAACTTCTTTGCCAACGCCGGTTCCTGGCTGTTCAACGCAGGAAAGTCCATTCTGCAAGGCCTCTGGGACGGTATGAAAAACATCTGGAATGATCTCACCGGTTGGGTCGGTGACCTGGGTGGCTGGATAGCGGATCTCAAGGGGCCGGAGGAGTACGACAAGAAACTCCTGATCCCGCAGGGTAAGTGGATCATGGAGGGCCTCGGGGAAGGCGCGAAGGCAGGCTGGAGGGACGTTGAAAAGTTCTTCAAGAAGATCGGCCCCTCGATTGATATTAATCCGACGCAGGTCGCGGCCCTTGAACCGTCCAGTACCCGTTTAGAGGAGCCTGGAGTCACTTCTGCCGAGATCCCAGAGGAACAGATACAGGTACTGGCCCGGGCGATCTACGAGGCCGTTAGGGCGGGTTTTGGGAACGGCGTGAGTTCATTCTTTGACGCTAGCGAGATGGGAGCGTAAATCATGGCAATGTCAGCGAACGGCTCAGCGGTCAATGTTGGCAACTCGGGCCGGATCCGGGTGATTATTAACGTTTTGTCTCAGAGCCAAAGCAACAATACCTCTCAGGTGCGTGTTCGCGGCCAGATGTCGAAACGCAATAACACGACGGCGTATAACAACAACGGCGTGCCTATGAGAATCTACGGAAATCATGGGATTACGAGCCGGTCGTCCTCCACCCCGTTCAGCGTCTCGGGAACCTCCTGGAAAACCTTCCGGGATGAAACTTATACCGTCACCCATGCTTCGGATGGTCGGCGTACGGTCACGGCTTATTACGAACTTGGAGCGACTGGAACGTCGTCTTTTGGGAACGGCGGGACCGCTAAAGTAACTCTCTCCATTAACCGGATTCCGAAGGCACCCTCCAAGCCCGGCAAGCCCTCGGTATCTAGCGCTACCTCCAGTTCGTTCAAAGCATCGGTCTCGGCCCCGGCTAGTAACGGCGCGAGTATTACTCAGTATCAGTGGCAGGTGGGGAACGATACTTTCACGAGTTCCGGTCGGTCTATTACGATTACGGGGCGCACCGCTAATGCGTCGCATCGGGTGCGAGTTCGAGCGCGGAACTCGGTAGGTTGGAGTTCCTGGTCGTCCTGGTCGAATTACATATCGACGAAACCGAACTCGCCAGCGGCCCCGACCAACGTGACCGCGTCGCGGGTTAGCGATACGAATCAGTACATCACCTGGACGCGGAACGCGACATCCTCCGCTCCCTACACCTCGCAGCGCGTGCAGCGGAACCACTGGACGGGTTCGGGGCGCTCGGCGTGGGTAACCATCGCCACGGTCTCATCCACGGCGACGTCCTATAACGACACTTCTACTTCGAAATACAACGACTACCGCTACCGCGTGCAAGCGGTCAACAGCACCGGTACAGGCACCTCGGCGCAGTCTAATAAGATCCGCACGACCCCAGCACCGCCGATAGATGTTTCTGCGCAGAAATTATCGGGTTCAAACGATATCCAGGTTGACTTTACTCAGGTAATGTATCCCGATTCGGGCAACCATAATGAGATCCAGGACAACCCGGGCGGTACCGGATGGGTGACGATTGGCACCACTGAAAACGAATCGACGTTTACCCATATAGACCCGAATCCCGCTGTCACCCATCAGTACCGGGTGCGGACGGTGGATACCGAGAACGGCGTCCTGAACGGCGAATGGTCTATAGCATCGAACGTGGTGCAGTTACTGGCACCTCCACTGGCCCCGACTTTGCTAGAGCCTACGGGGATCGTAGATCGAGATGAAGACACTCGATTTGAGTGGAGGCATAACTCAGTCGATACCACGGATCAAACTGAATTCGAGTTGGAGTGGGATTACACCGATAGTTCGGCTCCTTCCCCGTGGCGGCATACGGGAACCACTGACGAGTTTTTAGTTCTCCCTGCTTTCGGAGTTTCAGATGAAATCCAGTGGCGGGTTAGAACTAAGGGAGATTTCCCGGAGTTCGGGCCGTGGTCTCCCTGGAAGGTATTTAGTACAGTCTCGCGCCCCGAAGCCACTATTTCGGAGCCTGGCAACTCTCTGAACACGTCCCAGGTAGAGGTTATTTGGACGTACCAAAACGCCGACCCCTCGGGTCAGGCCGGGTGGGAGGCTGAACTTCTGGATGACGGGGAAAATAACCTGGAGCGGGCGTCCGGGTCTGGCACTACCTCTGAACACCTATTTGACACCATCCTGGATAACGCGACCGAGTACACCGTTCAAGTGCGGGTGCGGTCGGGGACGGGGCTGTGGTCTGAGTGGGATACCAGCACGTTTACGACCGATTTCCCACTACCCACTGCGGTAGAAGTCCTGCCGGTTAAAAACGATGAAGATGCCTCGGTAACTCTCACATTCCAGGAGGACGAGTGGGCGCAATATTCCTGGGAAGGTGAACCGAACGACTCGCCGTCAGTACGGGTTACTGGTGAAGGGTCTGTGACCAACGTGGTCCTTAACCCGAACATGGTTGCCTCTACGGAGGAGGTCACGGTCTTCGCTAACTACGCTCAAAACCCGTCTAGTGAAGAGGAGGCAATGACCCCTGTAAGCACCGAGGGGTTCTCTATCACTAGAGCAAGTGGCGGCGGGGGGGCCAAGTTTGGGAATTGGTATTCCGTTTTAACTGCCACAGAAGAAATCTCAAGCATGGGGATCAGGGATTCAGGGGTTCCGGGAAACTCGGAATTTGGGTCTTACATTCTGACGGCGAGCATGTGGGTGCGGTTGCCTACGCAAGGTGCGCGCATGAACGCCAAGTTCCGGTTAAGTCACGGGATTAGGAGCAAGGTGATCCCTAACCCGGGAGGGGCGGGGTTCCCCTCGGGTTGGTTTGAAGTGAGCGGAAATGTGCAACTTCAAAGCACTACTACTAAGTATGACGTGCTTTTTGAAATACTTTTAGATGAAGTTGACCCGGAAGATTATGTGAATCTGGATGTCTGGTTTGACGGGTTTCATATCATCCAGGGAGCCCTCCCTCCTGACGGATATTTCGATAAGGACGTTGCGGAAGAATACGCTGGCGACCCCGACCTCACAATGGGAGATCTGCCCGATGGCGGGGTTAGGCTGTATGGATACGCAGTGGAAGGAATGGCTGAATTCTTCCCCGGAGGCGTGTTGATTGCTTCTTCCCAGTGGGCTAAGAGTGGTTCCACTTCACTGAGGGTCATAAACACTTCCGGCAAGGCTTACTTTATCTATGCGGTAGCAAACTCAGATTTAGTCACCGGCTCGGTTTGGAGGTATCTGGAAGCCCCTCTGACCCTAAACGATGACGAAACATTGCCCTCTGAGGGGGCCATTTTCGGGGTGAGCGTTGATGGTTATACATTCCCTGAGGAGATGCCTCCGAACAATCCCGGGGAACACTCGATGCGGATATCTAGAGATACTGAAGACCCGGAATGGCAGATAGTGGGGCTTTCGGGGCCGTCTGAGTTCGGGGAATCCGTGTGGTTCGACGTTCTTACCGCCACGGAAGAGCCTTACGACGGCCCGCCTTTCTCGGGAAACTCGACTTCCACCATCGCTACTGAGTGGATAGACGTGCAGCGCAACGACGGGGACGGGTGGATCACTATCGCCCGGGACGTTGACCCGGAGACTTCACTAGTGGACTACATTCCCGCCTTGAATGAGGACGTGCGGTACCGGGCGATCTCTCGCACTAGCCTCCCCACGGCACGGCTCGGCCCGGAAACTTCGGTCGATATGACCTATGACTGCGACCAGATTTTCGTAAATGGTGACAATAATTTCAGCCTAGTTGCCGTGGCCCCGGGGAACGCGCTGGCCCGGAGCCCGAAGGTGGAATCGGATTTACACCGCTGGGCAGGTTGGGAGTATCCGCAGGCCGTTTTCGGAGTAGGCGAGGAGTACGGGGTTACCTTCACCGCGCCGCTGATTGACACTAATCGGGGATTCGTTTCCACGCGGGAAGAAGGCTGGGTGGAACTACTTCGGACGCGCCGCATCCTGGCCTACCGGGATACTTCAGGGCGCAAGTTCTTTGGAATTATGGGAGTCAATTTCAGCCAGCAGGAGATGATCGATAATCTCTCACTCAAGATGGAGCGGGCTCACTTCATAGAGGGCGTGGAGCCAGAGTTTCTGCCAGAAGATTTGGAGGATTAGTAATGCTTATCGATTACTATTACCTCCTCCTGGATCGGGAAGAAAACGAGATAGGCAGGATGCGGGGAGTTTTGCGGGGGAGCGGAAGAATCACCTACTCCTCCGCCGCATCGGTCAAGTCAAAAGCCTCCCTAACGCTCACCCCGCAAGGGCAGTTTGACCACTGGCTCCATGTCCGGGTGCAGCCCTGGGTCGTGCTGGAGGGGGAGGAATGGCCGTTAGGGGTGTTTATGCCCAACATCCCGTCCTCGGGTTTTGCGAATGCGGGGGAACAGTCCTCGGTCTCGCTGTTAGATAAGACCAACATCCTGGCCCGGGACTGGTTTGGCAGCACCCACGGCGCCCCAGAGGGCACGGTAATCACCGAGCGGGTGCGGGACATTATTGCATCCACCGGGGAGCCTCCGGGGGCGATTACGGAGGACGATTCCACGCTTTTAACTTCCGCAGAATGGTCACCGGAGTTCTCCAAATTGCAGATAGTGAACGAGTTACTCGACTCGGGTAACTATTTTTCACTCTGGACTGACGGGAACGGGCAGTTTCAAGTCACCCCCTGGCAGCGGCCCGCGCGCCGCCCCGTGTCTGCCACCTTCCGGGATAAGCACGGCGACAGTGTGGTGGCTTACTCCAATAAGTTCACTCGCACTCATGACATCGGGAAAGTGCCGAACGTCTATATTGCCCGGACTCAAGGCGACGACGAAACGGAAGCCCTCGGGGCGGAGGCAATCAATGACGATCCGAATGACCCGTTCTCTACCGAGGGACGGGGGTTCCGCGTGTTGCCAGAATCTGGCCCGGATTTGGACGTCAAGACCACCTCGCAAACAGCGCTGGAGGAATACGCAGCGCGCCGTCTGATCGAGTCCAGCCAGCCGCAGGAGACTCTAGTTATCAAGCACCTACCGGCGCGGTGGGGGATAAACGACGCGGTGCGGTTTGAATCCCGTCGCTACGATATTGACGGGTTGTTCACGGTACAGAAACAGGAGTGGGCATTGGCGTATAACGGTCTAGTAACCTCGACTCTACGAAGGGTGGTTGACATCTAATGACTAACTTCAACGATGAAGCGGTTTCCTCCAACCCATTCGGGGAGGCTTTATACCACTCGATGGAGCGAGTGGCTACTCGCATCGTGAAGCAAGAGGGTACGCGAATGCGCTGGGCGACCGTAGAGTCCACCGACCCGTTACGGATCCGGTATGACCGGGAAGATGACCCTTCGTCGGTAGATCCGATAGATCTGGATGGCGGGCTATCTATAGGGGATCGGGTACGGGTGGCCTGGTTTAAGGGGCAGGCAACTATTCTGCCGCGGAGCGGGGGGCAGGGTGGCGGGGAGCGCGGGCCGAAGGGTGATCCCGGCTCTAAGTGGTATGAGTTTTCGACTGACAGCAATAGCAGCCCGGGGACGGCTGTGGGTATCGTGGGGGACTGGGCGATCAACGTTAACTCAGATCCGGCGTACGGTGGGCGCTTGTTTGAGAAAACGTCGTCTTGGATCTGGGAGTTTAGGACACAACTTACCGGCCCGAAAGGCGATAAAGGTGACACGGGTCCGCAAGGTCCGAAGGGTGACAAGGGGGACACGGGGCCGAAGGGCGATACTGGCCCGGCGTCAACTGTCCCTGGCCCGGAAGGCCCGGAAGGCCCGCAGGGGCCGAAGGGCGATACTGGGAAGTCGATTCAGTACAACTGGTCGGGAACGCAACTTGGTGTGCGTCAGGAAGGTGACCCGTCTTATGACTACACCGACCTCCAGGGTCCGCAAGGTGATAAGGGCGAGAAGGGCGAAAAGGGCGACAAGGGCGATAAAGGTGACACGGGTCCGAAGGGAGATAAAGGTGACAAGGGCGATCCAGGAACGGTTGATAACGTTTCTTGGGGCGATGTCCAAGATAAGCCCTCCGAGTTCCCGCCTGAGCCGCATACTCATTGGCGGATCGAAACCTTACCCTCGCGCTGGGTGGGGTTCGCGGGAAACGATCAACTATCGTCGACAAGACAATCGATGGCCACCCAGTCTGGGGTGTCCATGCCGTCCGAACTTCAGCAGCAGTTCCCGCTCGTGGTGGCGCGTCTTGACGGCCCCTACCAGGTGCGGCTGGAGCGACTCGTTGGCACACTCCACCGCGACTATTTGCCGTACCGGATCGCGGCGGGCACTATAACCATAACCGGGTCGGGGAGCGCTAATACGTCGGTTTCGTTTTCGTTCCCTTCGGGAAGATTTACGACTACTCCCCGCCTTATCGCAGTTTCCGGGAACTCTAATTACAACGCCTACGTCGTTCCCGGAGGATTAAGCAGTAGCGGAGGTCAAGTGGGGCTGAGGCATCTGCAAAACAGTAATTGGACTGCTTCTATTACGGTGTACTGGGAGGCGGTGCAGACATGAGACCTCACGTTTTTAATTATGAAACCGTCTGCCGAACGCGCGGGTGTGAGAACGAAAACATCCCCATAAAATTACCTCGCTGGGACGGTAATCCGATTTGGTGCGGGGCGTGCTCCCGCCCGATCAACGCTGAGCCGACCGCTTGGCATATTCCCCCGACTGAGGAGGAACTCGGTATCGAGCCCGCCTCGCAGCGTGCCGCTGACCTGATCGCGTCAATGACCCCGGAAGAGCGCGCGGAACTGGCTGCGCTGATTGCGCCTAAACCCGATTTAGGGAAGTCGGTGGAATGAGTGTCGGAACTACTCACGGATCAGGTAATCGCGATTATTGGCGCGGCCCTGGTGACTGGCGTCTTATCCCTAATCGGCATGCAAATCAAGCATCGGCACGAGGACGAAAAAGAACGCAGGGCGCAGCGCGCGGAGGATGAAAAAGAACGTAAAGAGGAGCGCGAAAAACGGGCTCAACAGGCGCGACTCTTGCAGGAGGCCTACGAAAAATTACTGGCGATTGATCAATCGGTAAACAACCGGGACGAGCCGGTGACAGTCCAGTTAGACCGGATAGAGAAAAAGCAGGAGATCACGTTCGCTAGGCAGGCGCAGCACTCGCGTGATATCAACGGTCTAAGGAAAGACATAAATCTGATGTATGACGATATCGGTCTCTTGCATCAGACTAATCGGAGAATTACCGAGCAAATCAATAATAAATTAGGAGGAAACTCGTGAAAATTATTTCAAGATCCGAGTGGACTAGCGGCAAGACGGGCTCAAACGGCACCTACCGGGACGTTCTCGGGATGGTGGCACACTGGCCCGCAGACGGCTACAAAACCCACTCTGGCGACCGTGCGCACGTTAAAGCCATGCTCCAGTCGTACCGGCGCTACCACGTCGGCACGCGCGGCTGGCAGGACATCGGGTACAACTTCGCCATCGATATGGCAGGCAACGTTTGGGAGGGGCGCGGGATGCGCAACGTCGGGGCGCACTGCGCCTCGGCAGCAAACCCGGGAGCAAACACGCGCTACGTCGGCGTGATCTTCATTGTCGGCTCGCAGCAAGACCTGACCCCCAAAGCAGTGGCCGCTTTCTACGACCTGCAAAAAGAAGTGCTCAAGGCGTTTCCTGGCGCTACGCAGGTTTTAGGGCATCGTCAGGTGCGGGGCGCGTCCACGACTTGTCCGGGCAACCGTGTGCTGGCCGCCTTGAGCGGCCAGAAGCCCGCTCCATCCAAGACCGCACCGTCTAAGTCAGGCGGGAAGAAAGGTCAGATGGTCGGCCCGGAGTACAAGTTCCCGATGCCGAGTGACCACTATTTCGGGCCGAAAGAGCAGGGGCCGAAATCACGCAGCGGCTACTACCCTAAAAAGTTCTCGGGCAAGACTGACCGTCAGTGGCTGATCGAGTTCGGTAAGCAACTCGCGCGGCGTGGTTGGTCGGTGGGCAAGGGTAAGACCTGGCTCAAGAAGTATGGAAACAACGGCTATTACGGCCCGGAATATAACGCCCTGATTAAGAAGTTCCAGTCCAATATGGGCTTGCGCGCTAACGGCGCACTCGGCCCGGATACCTGGAACGCGGCGTTTAATCAACCCATCAAATAGGTGAAGGAGCGACATGCCTACTTCTAAGTTCTTAAACGGCACCCAGAAAGCAGTAGCGGCGTTCATTGTCACGCTAGTAACGAGCGCACTGACCGCGATGCTCACCGCGATTCAGGCCGCACCGGAAGGCAGCGGTCTGGGAGATCTCGATACGGCCGCCTGGATCACTATTGCGCTGGCGGTGCTGACCTCGACGGGGCTGGCAACTGGCGCGGTGTATCAGGTGCGGAACCGACCCCGGGAGCCTGAAAATACTCAGGTCGAATAATCTAAGCAGCGTGTAGAACCCCGTCCCTTCGACCCGGCTTCCCCTGGGGACGGGGTTTTACTATGTCTAATGATGTGTTACAATAAAAACACAAGTGGAAGGAACGGAATTGGCATCTGAAAAAATTAATATCGCTTGGGCAATGACAGATGAAGATCTGAAATACTTGGAGGTAGCGATACGGACTTCTCACCGGGCAGTCTTTGACCTTGAAACTACGGGGCTGGATGAACACGCAACGACGGGCGGGAGATCGAACGGAGGGATAGCGGCGCGCATAGTGATGGCGTCGTTTACGTTGGATCTGGAGGACAGTAATCGGGTAGCGAATTGGGTGCTACCGCTGTCGCATCCTCAGAGCCCATTCCTGGGCATGTGGCGCGAGACCATTACGAGGATCGCGAAAGTTTTACGAGAAGAAAAGATCCCGCTAACGGGGCACAACGTGAAGTTCGATGTGCGCTGGATCCAGGCCATAACCGGAGTGGACCTAACGGATCAGGTGGAGTGGGACACTCAGATCAGCAGCGGGCTGGAGGACGAAAACGACTCGACGAAACTGGAGAAACGAGCGGCACGGGTTTTCGGTATCGACGAATGGGGCGCGGACTTGAACCTCACTTTCCCAGGGGCAGCGGAGCAAGAGGACCTATTCAAACTCGGCGAGTACGCCGCACGAGACACCTACTACACTCACAAACTCCTGGAATATCACCGAGAACTATTTTTCCTGGGCGAAGAAGATTTTCCAGAAGGACCGGAAGAAGTTTCCACGGCGCGGATCGGGCTACTGGCGAAAGAGGTAGCGATGCCCACGGTGGCCGGTCTGACGAAAATGGAGCAGCGCGGAATCCTCCTCGATGTGAAGTGGGCGCGAGAAGCCCTAGAAGCCGATTTGCGGGCCTCAAATGAGGCGCTGGAGTATTTGGTAGCGGAAGTGCCGTCGGAGCGCTTAAACCCGCAGCACGTGAGTCTGGCGCCCACTTCTAAGTGGTTTGCTACCTGGGCAGAAGAAGCGGAGGCCGCCGGAAAACTTGAAGTCGTGGCGACGACGGACACCGGGCGTCCGCAGTGGAATCGAAAAGCCCTGAGCAGTTTGGCGCGGCGCGGGTTCACGCTGGCAGAAAAACTACTGGATCACAGGCGCCACTTGAAGCGGGCGGAGTTCCTGAAGTCATGGCTGGACAAGGTGACCCCTAACGGAACGATCCATTCCACTTACCGAGTGGGCGGAGCCGTGACCGGTCGCCTGAGTTCGAGTGGGCCGAACATGCAGCAAGTAACGTACGCCCTTCGGCCCGCATTCATCCCACGACCCGGCTACGTGATGGCAGATATTGACTATTCGCAGATCGAGATGCGGGTGGCCGCTCACGTAAGCGGATGCGAACCGATGATCGAGGCATTTAATTCTGGACAGGATCTGCACCGAATTATCGCGCGGCAGATTATGCAGCAACGCGAAAATCACGAGGCGATTCTTACGGGAGAAGAACCACATATAGTGACTCTGGACGAAGTCACGGCAGACGAAAGACAAGCCGGGAAAGCCGCAAACTTTGGTCTGTTATTTGGGATGGGTCCGGGAGGCTTCCGGAATTACGCAGAAGAGGCCTACGACGTAATCCTTTCCGGGGAAGAAGCCAACGCTGCCTACGAGGCGTTTTTCACGACCTGGGAAGGTCTTGCGGAATGGCACTTGCGGATGATTGCACGAGCGAAACGCTACGGATATGTCACGAGCCCGATAGGGCGGGTACGGCGCTTACCAGATATCCACAGTCCGATACAGAAACTAGCGAGCGGATCGGAGCGTTTGGCGATCAACGCGCCGGTGCAGGGCTTTGCTTCCGACCTGATGCAAATGGCAACCGCCTCAATTCAAGGGCTGATCCCCGGTTATGAGCGAGTGGAGGGGGCGTATCCGGTAGCCACGGTCCACGACTCGGTAGTGCTGGAAGTCCCTGAAAACAACTGGGAGGAAGTGACTCGGGAAGCGATGGAACGCATGGTGAACGTGAACCCGGTTCTACGGCGCATGGATTGCGAACTGATTGTCCCGCTAGCAGCGGAGGCAGTGATCGGAACGAGGTGGGGCCTATCGGATGTGGGAGAACTAGAAGTAGTCACCACGTGATACAGTAATGTTACATATTGGGTACAAAAGGAGAGGAAAATGAGTAACGAAAAAACGACTCGGCGCAGGCCGCCCACGACTACTCGATCAATTCGCTGCACGCCGGAATCCTGGCGCAAGGCGCAGATCCGGGCAGATAAAGAGGGCGTTACCTTGACCCACGTTCTTCGGGAGTTCGTGGAAGGCTATGCCAACGGTCAGTTGGATCTCCCCAAGGTGATTAAGGTATTCAAGAACCCGAACGAATGAAAAAAAAGAACCGCTGACTCCGGGCGATCATCGAAGTCAGCGGTTCAGATACCGAAAGCAGGTCATATGGCTAATGACGGATACCCCGACTCTATCACAGGATCGGGGCAGATTAAGGACGCCCTGGAAGCCGTTCGCCGGGGCTACACCCCGATACCGATAAGAACGAAAGCAAAGGCCCCTAATCTCCCCGCCTGGACGCGGGTGACTTGGAAAGATTCGTCGGAGCAAGAAGTCCGGGAACAGTTCGAGGAATGGGCCGAACAGGGGATGACGAATCTGGGGCTACTTCTTGGGGAAGCCTCGGGCGGCCTGGTGGACGTGGACCTGGACCATCACCACGCGATGCGGCTCAAAAACTATTTTCTCCCGCCGACCCCGATGCGCACCGGAAGAGAATCTCGGGCAAACAGTCACTACTGGTATCTGGTAAAAGAGGGGACACTACCGGGCAACCGCCGCCACAAGATGCCGGACGGATCCATCTCGGTGGAGTTGCGCAGCACGAAAAGCCAGACAGTTATTCCCCCATCGATCCATCCCTCGGGAGAGCGTTACACCTGGGAAGATGAACCCTGGGGCGGGGAGAGCGGTCCGAAAGTCATTGACGGGCGCTTACTGGCGCTACAGGTGGCGACCCTTGGACTCGCGGCAGTGCTGATCGAGAACTGGCCGGGCGCGGGCGGGCGTAATGAAGCCTATCTCGCGCTGGCCGGATCTCTGTTGCGCTACGGAGATTCCGGGGTACACCCTTTCTGGGAACGGAACCTCCGGGCGCTGATACATGCACTAGCGGACGCTACCCACGACGACGACGGACCGGAGACCCGGATCTCGGAAGTCATGGACGCCACGATCAACCGACTGCGAGAAGGAAAAAAGGTAGTTGGCTACGGGAAACTAGCGGAGATCCTGGGGGAAGAACACGTTAAACAGATTCGGGTGATGGTGCGGGACGTAGAATCCGCAGCCGGTTTCGTGCATGAAGTGCCAGAAGTTGTGGACACAGGAACAACCACAAGCACGAGCACGACAACCGAGGTCGAGATCGAAGCGGTGGACACCGAGCCCGGGACAGAAAATCCGCTGGATTTACGGGAAACATCCTGGTCACCGGTGGACCTAGACCCCTACCTTGCGGGAGAGATTAAAACTCCAGACGCCGATATTATGGAACGCGAAGATGGGGCGGGGCTAATGTATCGGGGGCGCGTGAACATGCTCTACGGATCTTCGGAGACGGCCAAAAGTTGGATAGCGCTCTATACATGTATGCAAGAAATTGCACGCGGGGAGCGCGTGATTTACCTGGACTTCGAGGATGAACCGGAGAACACGCTAAGCCGACTGGGAGCGCTGGGGGCGGCCCCGGACGATATTAGGTTGCAGTTCACTTACATTCGGCCAGAAGAACCCTTGGCGCCGATGCAGCGCAATAAGTTCGGATCGCAGATAACTTCAGTGGGGCAGGCGAACCACTACGCCTTGAACACGGCGCTAACGGATATCGACCCCTCGTTGATCGTGGCAGACGGGATGACCGAGTTATACGGGATGCACGGTCTGGATCCGAACGACGCCATGAGCACGGCAGTAATCACGTCGTGGCTGAAATCGCTGGCGCGGAACGGGCGCACCACGGTAATCATTATCGATCACACGAATAAGAGCGCAGTAAAAGGATCTCTGCCGACTGGGAGCCAACACAAGCAGGCGATGGTCCAGGGCACCCTGCTTCAGGTGTGGCCCCTTCGCCAGCCGATGCCGGGCGCAGTGGGAGAGGTGGAATTGGTGGTCGTGAAGGATCGCCCTGGGAAGGTGCGCAAGATCAGCGTGCGGTCGGGGGAGAAGGCGCAAGTCAGTGCGAAGGTTGTCTTGGACAGCAGCAAGGCCGAAGGGGAGACGGAACTTCGGATAACGGTACCGCCGAACACGGCTCCGGAGGGCGGAGGATCTCAGATAACGGTGGATCTTGCGGTGAGCAGAGACGCAGATCGGGCGGAAGCGCAACGGCGCTGGGAAGAACGAATCGCGCGGAACGCTTTCGAGGGCGACCTGGACAAGAAAATGAGACTCCAGGAGATCCACGAAATTATGGACTCGTTTGGAAACCGCGCCTCAGTGAACGCGGCGATGAAACGCATGTTGGCCTCGGGGCAGATCGTGAAAGAAAAGGGCAAGAGCGAGGGGCGGGGACGTCCGCCGTGGCTGTACTCGCTGACGATGGCCGGGTTCGATGCGTAGCCTAATGTGATACAATAAAAACACAACTAACTAGGAGGGAACCATGAGACATCGCCGTACGGTAAAAATTGACTGGGTCGAGGTAATTTTTTCGGTCCTGGCCGCAGTGAGTTTCGTAGGAGTATGTTACCTCGGTGCAGTGGTAGCGATAGCAATTCTGGAGCGGATGTAGTGAGTAACAAGTTCCAGTTCGGGGGGCGACCTCGGATGCCGCACCAGATTAAAGGACTTAAGTTTCTGATTGAAAAGAAGGGAATCGGGGCACTGTTCTGGGATCCGGGGGTGGGGAAAACTGCTCCTACTTGGGACTACCTATCGGTACTGGCCTTGAAGTCTCCCGCTCAGGAGGTGCGGGTGCTAGTGGTGGCCCCGATTGCAGCCGTAGACACCTGGGTGAATCAGGCCAAAGAGTGGGCCTCGCCGCAAGTATCGGTGTGGGCCGAAGTGGTCGGGGGATCGATACGGCAAAAAGGGGACACGCTGGCAGTGCGGGCGGGGAACCCTCGAAAAAGGGGCAAAGGCGATTCTAGGGCCTTCCAGAGTCGGGGGGATGGTTTAGGTAGGGCGCAGGTGTTCTGGGCGCGTGGGCCGTCTGGTGGGGGCGATTTAAGGGTGCTCAGCCCGGACGACCTGCCGGGACCGCGAGTAATCCTATGCGCAGTGAACATCGATGCGTTTTCATCTCGGGCAGCGTGGGGATCTAGAACGATGGCTGATTACATGCTGGAGTCAGTGAAAAGATTTCAACCGGAAGTGGCAGTGGTGGATGAAAGTCACTTGATCAAGGGGACCTCTTCGAACACCTCCAGTTTGCTGGGGCGGATCGGAAAACACGTACCGCGCCGAATAATTTTGACGGGAACTCCGATGCCTAATGGTCCCTTGGATATCTACGGGCAGTGGCGCTTCCTGGCTCCGCAGGCTTTTAGCAAGCACGTGGGCAGTCCGCGAGACACGACCTACGGAGACTTCGAGGAACGCTACGCCCGAAAAGGCGGGTACATGGGAAAGCAAGTCATGGGCTACCAGAACCTAGACGAATTGCGTCGGGTAGTGGCAGAAAACGCGATGGTAGTTCGGAAGCGGGACGCTTTGAAAGATCTCCCGTCGTACACCGACAACGTGGTACCGGTTCACCTGAGTCCCAAGGAGCAACGAGCCTACGACGAAATGAAGAAAAACCTCGCGGTGGAGTTCGCGGGAGAGGTAATAATCGCGGGGAACCGATTAGCGCAGGCGATGCGGCTACGGCAGATAACCTCGGGGTACTTGCCAGCCAAAGACGGAGGCGAAGAACTGGGCGGATCCAAAACTAAGGCGATAACTTCCATCGTGAACGAAACGCTAATTGGAGAGAACCGCGTGATCGTGTTCGTGAACTTCTCTCGGGACATACAGAACTTACAGAAATCTATTGGGCGGGATAAGAACACTCGGGTAGAAATAATCTCGGGGGGAGTACCGGCGGACAAGCGGATAGAGATCCGGGAGCGGTTCGGAAACACGCGGAAACATCCGGAGCGCATAGTGCTAGTAGCGCAGATCTCGACGGTGAGCATGTCCATTAACGAGTTCGTGACTGCGAGCCATGCTGTGTTTGGATCACTGACTCAGCGGCGCGATGACCACGTGCAAGCACGAGACCGCCTCCATCGGAACGGGCAGACTCGACCGGTGACGTTTTGGTACGCCCTGGCTCCAGGGACCGTGGACGAAGTTATTTTCGATGCGTACTTGAAGAAAACTTCTCTGGAGGCGGGCATCTTGAAGCACATCCGGGAGGCCGGATAGTGTGATACAATTAGGTAGCAAAACCTCTCATTAATTATTTATTTTATTTATTCCCCCTTAATCCCCCTTTAGGGGGATATTAAGGGGGTGGGTAGTAGTAGAAAAATTAAAAATAAAACACGCGACGGAAGGGACCGCATGAGCAAGATCAGCAAAGCGCACTACTCGAACATGGTGCTCCACCGAAAGTGTCCACAGGCCTGGGTCTACAGGTACGTGCGGAACCTGGAGAAGATAGAACGGGAGATCGCACCCGCGCTGGACTTCGGAAACTGGTGGCACGCGCTACGGGCAGCAGACGCGCTAGAGCGGGGACGGGAGCACCAATCGATCCGGAGCGTTCCGAAGAAAATTACGACCACGGATCGGGGACCGGTGTTTGATGGAAAAACCGTAACCGCGCAGGAGGTTCTAGATGCCTCGGAGAAGTGGTGGAACCGCCTCCAGCACGAGGTGCAGGAGGAGTGGCTAGGGTTCTTAGGGCAGAACCTCCCGGACCGTCTGGCAGGCGCTTACGTGCGTTGGACGACGTACTGGCAGATCGAGCGGGAAGAAGAACATCCGCTAGCGGTGGAGATGTACTGGCAGCGGAACATTAAAACCCCGTCGGGAAACTCGGTACGTCTCTACGGCTTCATTGATGAAGTTTTCTATAACGAGCGGCGCAACCTGGTCGTGGTGAGAGACGCGAAAACCGCGAGCAACCTCGGGCAGGTTTCTAGCCTCGATGACATGATGGATAGTCAACTCCAACTCTATGCCTGGGGAGCGGCGCCCATGATCGAGAAATGGGGACTCGGGAAAGTGCGGGCGGTCGGCTATGACCGGGTACGCTCTAAGGCCCCGAAGACCCCGGAACTGACTCTCACTGGATCACTCAAGAAGTCGATAACCGATTTCGACTGGATGACCTATGAACAATGGGCAAAAGGTCCGGACGGTCTGGGAGTGATGTGGGGCAAGGAGGGTGAGGTCTACGCCTCGGGGAAGAAAAAAGGCGAACCGAAGTGGGGGCGCTACCTTCCGGAAGGTCAGGTGATTGCGGAACTACAAACTGACATAAAACAGTCGATCTGGTTCCGGAGAACTTTGACCCCGATTAACATGAACCTGGTACGGGTCCACCTCCAGTCAGTGCTGGATACGGTGGACGCGCAAGAGAAAACGATGGAGCGCTTTGAGAAGTCTGGAGACGCCCCTCGAAACTTGGCATCGAGTAATTGCAAGTGGTGCGATTACGCGAGCCTATGTCGGGCAGAAATGTTCGGCGGCGCAGGCGGTTCCTACGACCTGGCCGAGCACAACCTGAGAGAACGTCCAAACTCATGATGTGGTATAATTTGGACACAATAAAACTACAACGGAAGGAACCTCAGCATGGCTAGTTTTGCTGGCCTGGAGTTGAGAACTCCAGCGCAAGATCGGGGGAGGTGGCTACTGCATGGACCGCAGGGATCGGGGAAAACGACCCTAGCGGCGACGATTGCAGAAGTCGGACCGACCCTTTTCATTGACCTGATTGGCGAACGCGGAACCCGCGTAATCAAGGGATCTCCTTACGAGAAAAACATTAAGGTAATTCGACCTACGTCGGTGACGCAGTTTGACGATATTTTCTGGGAACTGGACAAGGGCGAACACGAGTTTGAGGCGGTAATCCTGGACTCGCTGACCGCGCTCCAGAAGATGACGATGCGCTATCTGATGGGGCATGACGAAACCGCAGTGAAAGAAATCCGGCAAGGCGTGGCTCCAGCACAGATCCAGACCTGGGGACAGGCGCTGGACATTATGACCGACACCGCTACGTTCTGGAACGGTCTTGCGGATGAAGATCACCCGAAGCCGATGCATGTAGTGATGATCAGCCAGACGCGGGAAGAACAGAACGCTGAACTCGGGATATTTTCTCGGGACGTGGACGTGCAGCGCGGAGCGCGTGGAATCATGAAAGCCGCTCCGGACTATATTCTGTTTACCGACGTGGAAGAAGATCTGGAAGCCGATAACGAGGACGGTCCAGTTTTCAAGCACATCGTGCGATTCGGGGTGGATCCGGAATACCGAACTAAGGCCCGGATCCCGCAAAACCTGAGGGGCAAACTCCCCTCGATCATAGGAAGGAAGCAGGCACCAAACCTAGTAACTCTCAGCAGGATTCTAGGCATCGGCGGTATCCCGGCTCGAAGGAAGCCAGCCGCTAAGAACACATCAACCGCTAAGAAAGGCGAATAAAGAAAATGGCTAATCAGACCGAGTTCGTGGCAGACCTCACCAACTACAAAGACCGCGTGGGCGCTCGGATTCCTGAGGGTGAGTACACCTTCCGCGTGGACGATGCCGAACTTACCAAAGCCCGGTCGGGTAACCAGATGATCGTGTTGTCGTTGGAGGTCTTAAACGGACCGGAAGCAGGGGAGACGGTTATCGATCGGTTGACACTTTCCCCCGCAGCGATGTTCCGGGTAGTGAACTTCTTGAAGGCGCTGGGGATTCCTACGCCGAAGAAGCGCTTGAAACTAGATACAAAGCGGTTCATTAACCGCCGCATCAAGGCCGAAGTAGCGGACGGCGAACCGTACCGCAACACGGTCAAGTCGGAGGTAGTTTCCTACTCCCGCGCAGAGTCGGCTAAAGACGATGGAGCGGACGAATTGGAGGACCTGGAGGATCTGACGGACGACACCATCGAGGACCTGGAGGACGTCGAGGACGCTGAAGAAGTAGAAGAGGCCCCGAAGGCGAAGAAAAAGTCCAAGAAAAAGTCGGCACCGGAACCTGTAGAGGACGACGAGGACGACGACCTCGAAGATGACGATGACGACGACGAGATTGATCTGGACGACCTGACCGTCTAAGATCAGTAGTGCGTGTTTCTCCATGAGCGGACGAGACAACCAGCACCGCTAACGGCTGGCCGCACTACATGACCCCGGGGAGTTTCCGGTTCCTTCCGACTCCCCGGGGTTTCTCCATGTCTGGGATACACTCCCCGCATGGCCCCTACGAATGAAGCCGGAGTTATCCGGGCGATTACGAAAGCAATAAAAACCAACTACCCCAAGGCGTGGATCTTCAAAACGCATGGTGGCGGGATGCAGACGGCGGGGATACCTGATCTCCTGGTAGTCATCGAGGGGCGCATGATCGCCCTGGAGGCGAAGCATCAACGCCCCGGCGCTACTCGGGAAGGGACGATGGCCCGGGTTACCCGGCTCCAGCAGTTTCACCTAGACGCCCTCAAAGAGGCGGGCGCAGTGGCGGAGGTAGTGGTGAGTGCGGAGGAGGCTCTCGCGGCTATTGAGGCGACGGGTTTACATCTGACTAAATAGTGTGTTACAGTAACAACACATTCAAGGGAAGGAACCCCATGACATTGTTAAAGAGAACGGCGTCAGACCGTTTGGCAGAGATGGCCGGAGACAGGATCTGGCCCCTAGTTTTCAGGTACGGAACTCACTCCGACCCGGTTAAGCGGGCGCTTAGGGCGTGGGGCGCTATCTGGAAAGGGATTCACGAAAGTGACGAAGTATTACATTCGACAGCATCCGCTATTGAAGTTCTTCCAGGTATGGCAACTGAGCCCGGGGGAGAACCCGAAATGGGTAACTCCACCGCAGAAGACCTGGAGGGAAGCGGTTCAGTTGATCCAATTCTTGAAACGGAAGGAACAGAAAATTGAGTACGATCAGGCACAACCTCTATAGCCAAACCGGCTGCATCGGTTGTAAGAGTTGCGAAGGTGGCGGAGCCGCTATTGGGCGGGCGTTCATCATCGGAACCATAATTCTCATGACGGGCGGGTTTGGATTATTCATCTTCCCGTTTTATAAGAAGTGCATGTTCTGCCGTCACAACACTTGGCTGAACGCGCATCAACCCCAACCAGAATCCCCGGCGCAACAGCCCGCGACTCTCGCGGCTCCCGGGTATTGGGGAACCCCCGCACCCTGGCCGACAGATCCGCGATATACGCAGGACTCCAGGTAACGGGTTAAGTAAGAGAAACACGCGAAGGAAAAGGAACCATGAAAAAATCAACAATTCTGGCTGGCCTGAGCGCATTGGCGCTCGTGCTGGCCCCGGCAGTAGCCAGCGCGGGTGGCTCCGATGCCCCCACTCCCTACACGGTCACCGAGGCCGGGATTACTCTCCCCGATGGGGACACTTTCCCCGCTAGTGGGCACGTGAACATTGATATCGACGGGGAGAGGTACCGTATCCACTTCGATCCGAATAATGATCAACCCGGAGGCAAGTGGATCGGCAAATCATCGATCCCCTGGAGCGCTTTCGGAGTAGATTCCGGTTGCGTTGAGTGGGTGCAGATTCATGGCTATAACGAGCACTTTGGCGAGGGCGGCCAAGACCCGGTTTGTTTCGGCGATGCTGAGCCTACGCCCGACCCCTCGATCTCACAGACTCACGACGTGCAGTGCGATGCGATAAGCATCACGCCGACACTGAACGACGGCGAGGGTGAGGGCACCTACGAAATCAAGGCGCAGTACTACGACTCGGAAACGATCACGAAGACCGGCGAGAAAGTTTTCACCGGCGCAGTGACCTGGGGCGAAGAGATAAAGATCGATCTCGATCCCGCCGCTGACGATTACTTGCTTTGGTCGTACCGCTTCGACACTTCGGTGGACGGTAAGGGCATCACGAATTACGGCGAGCGCCAACTCGACTGCCGCGTGGAAGATCCGACTGAACCCGAAGAACCGAGTGAACCGGAACCAGAAGAACCGGGAGACCCGGAAACTCCCCCGGTAGAAGATCCGGAACCGACCTCACCAGAAACTCCAGAGGGCCCTCAGACGCCCGATAAGGGTGACCCCGGGGTAACTACACCCCCGGCGCCTAATAGCCCGCCAGAGGACGCTCCCGCACCCGTCCAGGGTGAGCCGCGCACCGCTGGCTAAGGCTAGAATCTAGGTGACTAAGAAACCGACTCTCCTACCTCACAACTCTCGGGGGAGTCGGTTTCTTTTGTTCCCATTATGTGGTATACTTGCGACACAGATTAGCGAAGGAACCGATATGAAAACATTTCACGGTGCTTGCGGAAAGCACTGGTGGCAGGCGGGGGAGCGTACCTCCCATTGCAGCGGATGCCATCACACGTTTATTAGTCTCGCGATATTCGACGCCCATCGGCGCGGAGGGAAATGCACACCTCCGGAAGAAGTTGACTATCAGGGCGGCCCGCTGGAGACATTCCTAGATAAAACCGGTGCGCTTATTTGGTATTCCCCCAGCGCGCGCGAAGCAGCGCGGAAGCGCTTTAGGGGTTCCGAACTCCCCGCCGAAGGGAGATCGGAATAATGACCTGGCCCCAAGCGCTGGTAGCGATTACGTTCATGGTTTGCGTGACCCTCGTGGTGCTGATAGGTATCGCGGCCTCGATGGGCAAAGCCCGGAAAAGAGATCGGAAAGATGACTAACCCAATCCCCCAGGCCGCTATCGAAGCGGCTGCAGAAGGAATCTACGAAAGAGCGTTTAGGCAAGAGTTGCCAGAAGCGCCGATTGACCTCGCACGCGCCGCCTTGGAAGCCGCGATACCCGAGATACGCAAGCAGATCGCCAGCGAGATACGCGCTAATGAGGGTGACTGGATACCTCACATGTACTACACCGAGGGGCGAGAAGATGCCGCCCGTATCGCCGAGAAAGGAACAGAGAAATGAACCTAGAAGAAGTCGCAATCGAGTATGCGGAATGCCCTACCTGCGACATGAAGCCCGGTGACACTTGCATCACTAATCGAGGCACGTTTGCCACTTACACCCACGCGCCACGCCTTGACGTAGTTTCCGGGCCGTACTGGCGCGGGTACGAAGCGGGAGAACGCGATTCGGAGGCATCGAAATGACTCTCGATGATCTCCGCAAGATCGCGGAAGCAGCCACACCCGGCGAATGGGTTGCGTTTGGAACTGACGTTGGACACGTCACCGATAAGTGTAATTGCGGGCCGATGGGCATCCCAGGGCATGAGGCGTATTGCGGCATCGAAGGCCCCATCGCTCAAGCAGGCGAAGCCGACGCCGAGTTTATTGCGACGTTCAACCCGCAGCGGGTACTCGAACTGTTGGCCCGCCTCGCAGAGCATGAGCAGGCTGTCGAAAATATGAGTACTAAGACTGACGATCTACTCAGCAAACTCGCTGCCGTTGAAAAACTGCACACCCCTGACGAGGGGCACAACCCTGAATGTCATTGCGGCATACCGCCAAACGATGGGCGTGACTGCAAAGTGTGCCAAGCAGACGCGTGGCCCTGCGAAACGATCAAGGCGGCTCGCGGGAAATGAGACTACTAGGAGTAGCCGTCGGCCTTTCGATGGCCCCGTTAATCCTATCCGCAAAAGGAGCCCCGAAATGATCTGGACGATTGCGCAAGTGTTAATCGGCGCAGCGCTCGCTTATCTGGGATTTATTTTTATCTACGAGTTCCTAACTACCCGCCTACGGAATTGGAGTGATGAAGGATCTCGGGCCTACATCTACTGCCAGCAAAGCGAGACGGAATACGTCTACCGCAAGACATGGGGACAGTGGTTCCCGGAACTTCCAGAGGCGTGCGGTTTCTGCGAAAACTGGATGGAAAAACGAGTACAGAGAGATCGGAAGGAAGTGCACGGTGAGTGAGCCAATCGAGTACGTAGACGGCTTAGGGCGCACCTGGTGGCAGCCACAAAGCAACACTGGGGAAGCGCTATGGGTGATCCGTTCCTATTACGAGACATGGAGGTACTTCTGCCCTCACTTCGGCAAACCAAAGGGTTACCGGTCGAAAAAACGCGCGGAGCGAGTCGGTCGGAGACGTTCAAAATATCTCGCCCGCACTGCCCCCACTCGAATAGAACGGGAGCAAACCGATGACTGACATTGTTGAACAAGCCGCGCGAGTGGCCTACGAGACCTACCACAAGGCCGGGGAGTTTCGCCCCTACGAAATCGCCCAAGCCCTCGCCGATGCCGGGCTACTCGCTGAGCCTGTCCGCACGGTGCCGACCAGGGAAGAAATCGCGCGGATAACCCATCAGCAAACTTGCGAAAGATGCGAAGACCCCCAAGAGCGTTACGACTACCGCCCCTCAGACCTTTACGCCGCCGACGCGGTACGAGCGCTCCTAGCCGGGCAACCCACCGTCGCAGAAGTGAAAGCGCAGGCGCTCGAAGAAGCGGCCGACTACTGGGAAAACGAAACCCACCAAAAAATCGTACCCACCTGGCTGAGAGAACGCGCCCAGCAAATCAGGAGCGAAAAATGAGCGACTACACGCCCAGCATCACTCAAGTTCGCAATGCTTACGTCAATTCTCGAAACGTAGCCTTTCACTATCGGATAGATCCGGAAGGGCGGATCTCCGGCCCCGCAAAGGAGTTTGAACGCTGGCTAGCCGAAGTGAAAGCCGAAGCGTGGGAAGAGGCGCTGAGCGAGGCGGCGGAGCAGGGCACGATCCAGATCCCCGATAACCCCTACCGGGAGGAAAAATGAGCGACTACACACCGGAGGCTCAAGAAGTGGCGGGGACCTACGTCCACCAGCGCGCGCAGGCAGGCGTCCCGGACGCTCAAGCGTTCGAGGAGTTTAACCGCTGGTTGAACATAGTGAAAGCAATGGCGCTAGAGAAGTTCGCTGAGTCAGTGACGAACGAATTAAGGGAAACCGAGAAGGCAGGGATCAAGATGAATCCCCACTACCTGCACGGGATGTTTTCTGCAATGGAGCAAGCGGGATACATGGCTCGGGCTTTGCGTCGGGAGGCAGGGGATGACTGATTATGACCGGATCCACGTCTCGTGGGATCGCGGGGAACGGCTCCCCCAGGTTGTTCAATATAAGTGCGACGTTTGCCGACACTGGATTACGGTAGGGGAGATCCCTCCAGGAGGCGGGGGCGGAGGGGTATCCATCCCACTTAGCAGGTGCCACCCTCGCGGGCATCCTTGCCGCTGGTGGACGCGCCTCGGGCCGGTGACTGAGGTGCTACTCAAGATCCGGAAAAGGAAGATCCAGTACCGATCTAAAAACCGGACGTGATACAATAGGGTTACGATTAGCAGGAAGGAACCATAATGAGTCGGGTGCGGAAATTGTCCCCGTTAGCGCAGTTCACCCAGCGGGCACTGGATCCCTGGGACGGCAGATTTTCTGGCAAAACCCTCGCCACCTCGGAGAAGATCTGGGACACGGATCGGGTGCGGTACCGGGGCAAAGAGGACGGAGTGTTTACGTTCCAAGTCCAGGGCAACCGGGACCGCCCCTACCTCGTGGAGATCACGAAGTGGGGCACTGAGTTTTTCATGCATTGCACTTGCCCGAATGGCCGGAGGCTCGGGCCGCGCGGGGAGTGCTACCACCTGGCGGCAGTGTGTCAGAGGATCACCCAGCAGGCTAAATCCTATTTAGGTAAGAAAGCAGGAAAGTAAATGGCGCAGGAGACTTCTAGCATGGAGACGGAGGCGCAGGCCACTTATCGGGAAACTGTCACGTATCCCTGGGAGGACTTGCCGGTGCGTATGACCGAGAGCCAGTACGGAGAAAACACTCCGACGCGGAAATACGAGTGCGCACATCCGAACTGTCCGGGATTTAAGGTGCGGGCGATAGTGGATCCGAAGAGACAGCCAAAACTTGAAAAAATGGTAAAAGAACACGCAGAAATGTGTCGGAAAATGCGATAGTCGGGACCGCTGAACCTGGAACCGAAACCGGATCTCTACTGCAAAAGTATCGCCCTGGGGGATACAAACGCAGTAAGGATCCGGTTTTTCTGTGCCCAACCGATCTCTAAACGGCGATTAGCGGGCCGATCAGGCACTGACCCTACCTAGGACACCTAACCACCCTGAAACCCGCTCAAAAGCGCTTCCAGGCACCGAAACGACTTGCATTAGAGGGGGAGGACCGTAGTACGGTGTCAGATATGGTTCTCAAAGTCGAAAAATTGCCTGCGCTGCCTTGCCCGGAATGCCGGGGAAGAGGCGCGGGAGGAGGTGCTCGGATAGGGAACAGTAGGAGCACTTGCACGACCTGCAACAACTTCGCGCAGAACGTTTTACGTCTCACTAGAAAACGTCTGATGGAACGGTTCCCGGAGGAGTATCAGGAGTTACGACTAAGGACCGAATTGGATCTCTACCCGCAAGTCATTGAAGATTGGGCGGCTCGGAAATACTGGAACGAGGACAACGATGCAGAATAAATCGGCGGAACTTCCGACGCTGCATTTGATGTGGCTTCCGGGACACAATTATTTTCGAGACCGGAACGCAGCGAAGTGGATTACCGGAAAATATTTTTCAGGAAAAGTTTGCGTCCATGCGGATCGGGAACGAAAAGGCAATGGCTGGAACCATCGGCAGATAGTTCAGTGTGCTTTGCAAGACGGGAAAGCCTGGAGTTTAGTGATTCAGGACGACGCGATACCTTGCGCAGGGTGGGAAGATCATCTGAAACGAGTTCAGGAAACCGCAGTGCAGCCCTTCGTTAGATTATATTTTCCGGGCAACTACGGGAAAGCCCTAGCAGATAAAGGCGTTCCGTATGGCTACAGCAAAGAATCCACGGCAGCGGTAGCGGCGCTATTCGAGCGCGAGAATTTGAAAAACTACGCTCGGTTTACGGTAGAAGTGGAGCGCGAGTTCCCGGGGTTTTTCTATAAATGGGATGACATTCTTATAGAGATATACAACATGGTGGCGGGAACCTATTCGGCGATTACGGCAAGAAACTTGGTGCGCTTATTGGACGTACCTTCGACGCTAGGAAATCCGCCAGCACGCGATCCCGACTTCACGATAGAGGACCCGGGACCCGAATGGGAAGCAGAACCTCGGGAAAGATCGGCAGGACTGTATCCCGGGGACCGGACCAGATTCCAGCCGATACTGGAACGAATGCGGGAGATCTGGAGCGGGAAACAGTGAGCGACTTCAAGTGGCCGACGATGCACATAATGACCGTTCCGGGGAGCGACTCGCGGCGGGATGCGCTAGTGCAGTGGTGGCAAAAGTCTGGGGAGTATCCGGGGCGAGTATGCCTCCATGCGGATCCGGAACGGCGGGGAGTGCTTTGGAACCATGTCGGGATCCTAGAATGCGCTCTGCGCGGCGATCAGGGGGCAGGCTGGGCAATGACTATGCAGGACGATGTAAAGCCGCTTACGGGCTGGCTGGAGGCCTTAAAGCAGGTAATGCAGCACGCACCGGCGCCGTTCGTGAGTCTGGGTCACCTGGCGAAATACGGCAAGAGGCTAGTGGGGCGCGGGATCCCGTTCGGGGTCGGGGTAAACGCGATGTGGGGACAGGCGATGCTGATCCACTTCGATGTTCTGGAGCCCTACCTGGATTTGGCGAAAACGATGCAGCACATAAATCCGAAAAAATATCGCAACTGGGACGACTACTTGCCGACGATTTTCAATTTAATTTACGGGACCGAAGCGGCATTCACCAGCAGGGCTCTGGTGGAGCATCAGGACTGGGAATCCACGCTAGGACACGTTCCGGGACTGTGGAGACGGGCAGCCGCGACCATACGGCACGCCGGACCTCCTTGGGATGCGGTTCCACGAAGCGGGAGAGGCGCGCCGGGAGTGGAGCGGAAACACCGGGACGCGGCATCGATGGTTCAAGGGTATTGGGAACAAGAGTTAGGCATTAACGATCCGGCTGTCGGAGAAAAGGTAAAGAAGTGGATATCGTGAACAAAGTTCGGGCAACGTCCCTGATGTATGACCTGCTCGCAAAAGATTACGACGGGCGGTACCTGGGTGAAAAGTTTCAGGCAGAAAACCGTCAAGTGTTTGAGTGGATCCGAGAAGGTCGCGGCGGAAAAATAGGCGCGCCTCGTGTGTTGGATCTGGGAGCCGGGACCGGACTAACCCTCGACATCGGAGTACTGGACGACGGAGACTTTCAGGACTACGTCGCGGTGGACCCTTCAGCGGGAATGTTGGAGCAGTTGCGCATGAAATATCCGGAAGTATCGAGGGTGTTTCCGCGAACGGCAGAAGATTTTCTGGAACAGAATCCGAACGAGATTGCGGAAATAGTGGTGAGCCTATTCGGATCTCCCTCACACATGCTGCCGGAAACAATTACGGCTCTGCCGGGGCGGTGCATCGAGGCACTTGTACTAATGCACTACGCGGAAGGGTATTTTCCATACTTCTATGACGAAACAGTTATCCCGAACTGGTCGGAGAAAAGCCGGGAAGCAGCGCTAGCGCTATTGGAAAAATATCCAGGGAGAGTGGAGCATCTGGGAACGTTTCAGGTAGTGCTGATTGGAGAAAATTATGTCTAGCACGCCGAAGCGCAGACCGATCCGGTACCGGCCTCGGTACAGCACTGGGTTAAACGTGTTTGACGCCGCGAAAGAACGGATCAAGTGGCTGTTCGACGAGTTTGACGGGAACGTGGGAGTGTCCAATTCTGGGGGCAAGGACAGCACGGTGGTCCTGGAGTTGACGGTGCAGGTGGCGAAAGAACTTGGGGCAGGTCCGGTGCGGGCAGTGTTCCTCGATCAGGAATGTGAGTACGAATCCACTGTCAATTACCAGCGCTACATAATGAGTCGCAAGGATGAAATTAAGTTCGACTGGTACCAGATCCCTTTCCGGATGTATAACGCTGGAAACTACGACAACCCGTGGCTCAGGGCGTGGGATCCGGACGAAGAATGGGTGCGGGATAAGGAGCCGGACAGCATTCACGAGAGCCCGTTCAAGACAGACCGTTTCTACACCCTGCTACGAGAGATAGGCAACGCCCACGAGGGGCAGGCACTATTGACCGGTATCCGGATCGAGGAAAGCCCGAACCGTCGACTATCGAATGTGATCCGCCCGCAATATAAATGGGCAACATGGGCGTCGAGCGGGTACTCGCCGAAGCAGGGGCGGCTCCACTATAAGTTCAACCCGATTTACGACTGGACTTATAACGATGTCTGGAAGGCGATACACGACAACAACTGGGTCTATAACGAGCACTATGACCGCATGTATCACCGAGGTGTTCCGAAACGGAATATGCGGGTGAGCAACTACCATCACGAAACGGCCATGGCTTCCTTGATGGTGCTCCAGGAAACGGAGCCGGAGACATGGGAGCGGGCGACTCGGAGGCTGGAAGGCCTGAACGCGGTAACGCATATCGGGTTGAAGGCCATGCCGCGCACGCTCCCCTACATGTTCACCTCGTGGACCGAGTACATGGAGCACGTGCGGGACAACCTGATCCCGGAAGCGGATCGGGCGACCTACACCGGCTACTTCAATGAACTGGTGCGGACCTTGCCAGAACTACCGGAGAGCGAGATCGCGAGGCAGGTGGCGCGCGCCATAGTGATTAACGATCTTTATGGAACGACGTTGGATAACTGGAAAAGCGTGATCGTTCATCCCGACTCGCTGAAACGCTGGCAAGAACGAAAAGAACAAGAAGATCGCTGGAAACAACTACGGGAGCGCGCATCATGAAACGGACGCAGGACAGCCTAGAAAAGTCGGGGGCAGACAAGGACACGCGGGAGACCTACGAGCGCGTTAACGCTCTAATTGCCGAGGCCTACGACCTATTGCAGGAGGTGCAGGACAGCCCGAACCCCGTGGGGCGCGTCCAATGGCTCCCCATCGAGCAAGTACAGGCGAACGATTACAACCCGAACGCGGTAGCGCGGCAAGAAATGCAGTTGCTCTATACGTCGATATCGGAGGACGGCTACACCCAACCGGTGGTGGCGATTTGGGACGAAGAAGAACAGAAAGCCATAATCGTGGACGGTTACCATCGCTACACCACGATGCGGAGATACGCCGATATCCACGGATCTACGCAGGGATACCTCCCGGTAGTGCTGATCGATAAGCCTATTGCGGACCGTATAGCCAGCACGGTGAGGCACAACCGCGCTCGCGGAAAACACTCGGTGCAAGGCATGGGCAGCCTAGTGTTTCAGATGCTGGAAGCAGGCGAGACCGATGCCGAAATATGCAACAAACTCGGGCTGGAGGTCCAGGAACTGGTGCGATTGAAACACATCACCGGATATTCGAAACTATTTGCGGATGTCGAGTATTCGGAGGTAACGCTGGCAGATACCCAACTAGAAGAAAAAGCAAAATACGCTCGGGAAAACCCGGGCGAGAAGATTCCGAGGTTCTGATGAAAAAAGCAACACTGGGCCGAACCGAGATGACCCCCATCGATTCGATTAAACCGTACTGGCGCAACCCACGCCGGATCTCGGATGAAGCGATAGAGCAACTGGCCCACTCGATTCAAGAGTACGGCTACCAGCAACCACTCGTGGTGGACGAAAAAAATGTGCTGATAGTGGGTCACACGCGGTACGCCGCGATGCGGCGCCTAGGCGTGGAAACCGTGCAGGTAATGATTGCCGACCACTTGACGCCGAAGCAGGTAAAACAGTTCCGGCTGATCGATAACCGCGCAGCGGAATACACCACGTGGGATCCGGAAGTTCTGGCGGAGCAACTGGCGGCACTGGAAGATCCGGAACGGATCGGGGAGTTTTTCCCGGAAGCACTGGCGCAGGATGTGTTGGACGCGGAAGAAAATCTGGAGATAGATCTGGAAACTTTCGGGGAGGACGATGCGCAAGTGCTGGAGTTTATCTGCCCCTCGTGCTACTTCACTTGGGATGCGCGGGTGACCGGCATGGCGATGATGGCTGGATTCATATCGAAGAATGACGCCGTAGAAGCGTCGGAAAGGGGCGAGGGTGCATAAGGACCGGGAGACGGCTCTAAGGCCGTCAGAAACGATTGTGGCGCGGCTGGAGGACCTATCTGCCTACGAGGGCAACCCGCGAGTGATCAGTGAGGAAGCGGTGGCGAAAGTCCGGAAGAGCATCGAGATGTACGGATACAACCAGCCCATCGTGGTGGATCCGCAGGGCGTGGTGGTGGTAGGTCACACGCGGCTTCGGGCACTGCAAGAAATGGGCGTGGAAGAAGTTGAGGTCTACGTGTCGCCGCTATCGGATGAAAAGAACAACGAATACCGGCTAGTCGATAACCGGACGGGCGAAACCAGCCGCTGGGACCATGAAACTCTGGTGATGGAACTACGAGAACTGGACGACGAATTACGGGACGAATATTTTCCGAATATTGATCTGGAGGTGAGCGCCCTTGGGGCAGTTGAGGTCACCGATGCGGACGTCGAACGGGTGGCTAAGGAGATGGCGAAAATGCCTGACGCGCCCTACGTTCCGATGACGCAGATCGAGTGCCCTCAGTGTGACGAAGTTTTTGAGGTGGAATCGTCTAGCCTTCCTAGTTTCGGAGAGGCTGGCTAAAGGAGTAACAGATGGCTCGGCCCACTAATCAGGCGGAAGATGTGATTGCAGCGTTAGAAGAGGTTCCGGTGAGCCCTCGAAACAACCGGGTGGAGGTGACTAAGGCGCGGCGCGTGAAAGCAATATCGCTGGCCTTAGCGGGACTGAGTTATGCCCAAATAGGGGAACAACTGGAGATCTCGGAGACCGGCGCTCGGAACCTAGTGATGCGCACCCTTACGCAGGCCGAAAATCAGGCGGTGGACGAAAGGCGGGCGGTAGAGAATACGCGGCTGGACAGGGCGCAGGCAGCGATCTGGAGCCAGGTTCTGGAAGGCGACCATAAAGCCATATCGTCTTTCTTGCGGATAAGCGACCAGCGGGCGAAGATCAACGGACTTTACGCACCGACAAACGTTAACCTCAATGTGTCGGTGAAGAACGAGATGGAAACAGCACTAGAAGAACTCGAAGCGCTAGTGCTGGACAACTTCCCTGAGATCGAGGGTACGGAAGATGCCGAAATAGTGAGGGACGACGATCCGGAGGGGGACAGCGATGCAGATGCTGAGTAGGGAAGAGTTCCAGCGGCAGATCGGGGAACTAAAAAAACTCGCGGCGAGGGCGGGCGATGAAGCCGAAGTCCGGGAGGTCACGAGCAAAATTGCCAGCATTACGAGACAATTCCGAATCCAGTCGGGGATAGGCCTGCCGACTACACCGCTAGCACAGGCGCTGGAACTAAAAGCGGACTACCGGATTAGACCTCACTTGCAGTTCTTGAGCGACCGGATCTCGAACGCGGTGAGGGATGTGGAGCGGGGTCAGGATCGAATGATGATGATTTCGATGCCTCCCCGGTCTGGTAAGACGCGGCTGGTCAGCCAGTTGACTCCGTTGTGGCTCTTGCGACGTCACCCGGAATGGGAGATTGTTCTGACATCTTTCGATGGGGAACTATCGGGGGGATGGGCGCGGGACTTGCGCAGGCAGATAGAGAGCAATCCGGGGCTCGGGGTAGCGCTGGAGCGGGACGGCGGAAAAGGGTCGAGTTGGCGGACGCTAGAAGGCGGGGGGATGTACAGTACGTCGTTACCGGGCGGTTCTTTAATTGGACGCGGGGCGCGGGTGCTGATTATTGACGACCCGGTAAAAGACTTCGTGGACGCGCACTCTAAGAAGAATCGGGACCGCATATGGAATTGGTGGCTGTCTACTTCCCACTCGCGGCTGGAGACCCCGTTCTTGGTGCTGGTAGTCATGACCCGCTGGCACGAAGATGATTTCGTGGGGCGTCTCTTGAGCAACGACTATCCGGGCAACCCGAAACACTGGGAGAAAATTATTCTGCCCGCTTTCGCAGGCGAGGATGATCCGATAGGAAGATCCCCGGGGGAGCCACTAATATCCCCGCTTCGGGACGAAACCAAAAACGAGGCCACGGCGCGGTGGGAAGGCATAAGTCAGTCCGTGGGGACCTACACGTTTTCTGCGATGTATCAGCAGCGACCCGCTCCGGCGAAGGGCGCGATATTTGATAGCGGCTGGTGGAAGTTCTGGACGATTGACCCTTCCCGGGAGACCGAGGACGGGCGCACCGTTTACTTGGATCCGGGGCTACTCACTAACGGCAAGTGGATAGATTCTTGGGACTGTGCTTTCGATTCTTCTAAGGAAGGGTCCAGCGGCTGGGTAGTGGGTCAGCGCTGGGTACGGAACCAGGCGAACAGGTATCTGGTGGATCAGCGACGCGGGCGCTGGAGTTTCACGGAGACACTGGAACAGATGCGCATATGGGCGCAGGACGACGATCCGAGACGATCCCCTTATGGCCATTTGGTTCACCGCCGTTTGATTGAGAAGAAGGCCAACGGCGCGGCAATAATCAACACGCTTCAGGAAGAAATTAGCGGCATGGTTCCGATAAACCCGACCGACTCGAAGGAAGCGCGAGCGCGAGCAATCACGCCGGAAATCGAGAGCGGAAATGTGTACCTGCCTCATCCCGGGGATCCGGGCAACGAATGGGTGAACGACCTACTCTCGGAGTTGCGCAACTTCCCGCACGACGTGGCAGACGATCAGGTAGACACTCTGACGCAGGCGCTGGCCGACTTGCGGACATCGGGGCGGGGGCGGGTGACAGTGCCGCAAGGACTCGTCTCTCGGAACTACTCTCCTGCCGCAAAGATCTCGCAGCGACGTATAGCCAGATAGCGGGTGGCGTACCTCCCGACAGTGTGCTACTATTAAGACACAACATCAGCCAGGAGGACAAAATGACTGACCAAAATACTCCCAAGCAGATCGAACTGACCGTCGATGGTTTCCTGATGCAGGCCGAGGCCATGGGGGGACTCGCTTCCTCTGAGGAGGATCTGCGCACCGCTATCTACGTTATCGACCTAGTCCACGATGGCCTGGATGCTTCGGAGATTCTGGACTTTTTGATTAAGCGGGAAGAAGTCTGCCGCGGATTCGGTGCCGTGGAGGAAGCCGACGCGATCCGGACACTGGTGTTCGAGGCGCTGGCAGATGGCGTGGCAGTTGACCGACGTCAAGCGGAGTTGCGCACCTCAATGTAGTGTGGTATGATTGAGACACATACCAACACAGGAGGACAAAATGAACGAGACACTCAGCACCGAAAACCTGGAGCGCGTCTACAAGGACCTGGAACTATCGGTCCGCGTCCACACGGCCGCGAGTGCTCTGATGCTCCGGGAGATCTCGGAACTGGCGATGCAAGGGGTCTACACTCCCGACGTGCTGGTGCGGGAGATGCAGGCGCAATCCACCCGGAATCTGCTCTGGAAGCAGGTCGGCACCCTGCTGAGGGACATGGACCTCAGCGCGCTCTGGAACGTGGCAACTCCGGTGCTGAAAACTCACCTGAACGATACGGAACATATCCTGGTCGAGGGGGTTCAGCGCAGCGTGCGGGGAACCATCAAAGCCGCTCTGGAGCGCGAATACTCCTTGGAGGGGTAAACGTAGGGGAGCAGCGTCCCCGGCCCTTCTAGGGCACTAGAGAGAATGAGAGGCACGCATGAGTAGGAAACGAGCGACCGTCCGGAAACTGGAACTACTCAAGGAGTACGCCGCGCACGTGGGGGTCGAGGAGATCAACCCTGGCTACCCTTTTCGGGGACTTCGAGTTATGAGCGCTTCCGGAATGGTCTGGCTAGGCGGGGAGAGCAGGGACCAGCGACGGGTCACGCACTTCTACATGGCTAAAAACCATTGGGAACTTGGAGTATTTATCGACGGGATTCTGGCCGGAATGCGCGCCAACCACCTCGATAAAGAGATCGACGGATCGGAGGGATGACGATGTTCGATGACGAAAAAGACGCTATAGAGTTCTTGCGGAATGTCATGCCCGATTCCCCTGGTCCGGATACCGAACTTTGCCCGGAGTTGGAAAAGTTTTTCTTAGGAATGATGGAGGCCGCCTCCGAGATTATTCACGTGAAGGTGCAGCGCGGAATTATCTCTAAGTTCCCGCATCCGGAAGCGATACTTCTAGCGGTCTACGAGTTGGCCGAGGAACTACTCCGGGAGGCCCTAGAGGATGGATCCGACGCCTTCGTTATAGATATGCTGGCAGCATTCAGTGCGCAGCGGATCTTCGAGGAGAACGCTTCAAAGTGACCTAAAGCCTGGAGCCGGGTTTGTTTCTCTCAACTCTCTCCCCGGCTCCGGAACCCGCCCCTTGACTTGTCCTCCGGGGGCGGGTTTTATTTTATCCAGTTATGTGGTACTATTAAGACACAACGACACGGAAGGAGCCAATCATGTCCCGGTACGTATCACCCGCAGAGCGCACAGAGCGCATCCGGAGCGGGTACTGCCCGCGTTGCTTAGGGTCGGTTTTGTGGTACGGGGAAGCGCGGGTATTCAGCCGGGTTAGTCCGGTGGAAATCTGCACTTTCTGCCAGGCCGACGAGGAGCACCTCTCGGAGTCAGGCCAGCCGCTCCAGACGCCTGGAATGTGGCCAGTCAAGTAGTTTCCCTACTGCCTTAAGGAGGCACCATGTCCGCTCACACTGATTCCTACGGGTACCTGTTCACGAAGGTGCAGACCCCTTGCGGAGTCCGATTCGCTTACCTGGCCCAAGACATTGGGGAACCAGAATCGTGGAACTCGGTGATCCTCCGGTCAGCGCTCTCAGTAGAGTCGCCGTGCTGCCTGGATCGGGTAGGCTACGACGAAAACACGTTCTGCCAGTCCTGCCACAAGGAACTTCCGGGCTACTATCTTCCAACGTCCGTAGATGACCTGCTAAAGGTTCTACGGCGCCAGGGGTGCCCTGCCTCGGAGGAGTGCGTAGGAACACTGATCTGGGAAGTTCAGGAGGGCTGCAAGTCCTCCGCCACCGCTCACGATGTCGAAACACTGAAGAACTAGGAGTCGGGAAATGATCGAAAGAAATATCGCCAAAAAGGAAAATCGGCAGACCTTCGAGGCCCGCTATCCGCAGGCAGTGCGGGCGATACGCCGCGCTTATTCGGATACCGGGGACGACGTGTTTCTGGAGATGCTTAATCAGATCGATGACTTTGCCAGGATTGACCCGGATCTCATGGAGGAGTTCCAGCAGGCATATGAGTTCTGGAGTTAGGCCGCGCCCCGGGGTTAGCCGCCCCGGGGTTGTTTTTTCAGTTTTAATGTGGTACTATTAAGACACAACAGCAACCCAGGAGGACAAAATGCAGGTCAACACGATCACCCCGGAGCACGTGGTAAGCATCGAGAAGTTCGGAGATTCCGCGCTTATCTGGAACTGCACGTGCGGGCAGGGATTCATCTCCCCGGATTTTTCCCTGATATTGGAAACCTCCAATCAACACATGGGTCTAAACGCCTAAACCGGATCGACTGAGAGAATCGAGAGAGTGAGAGAGATGGCAACCATGACTACTGAACCTCAACTTCTGACCTACGAGGACCCCTTCCCTGGACGCAGCGGCGATGAACTGATCTGGGAGACCTGCGGGAGGTGCGCTGGCCAGGGTTATATCCGCGAATATTCTCACATCGACGACGGCCGCTGCTTTGAGTGCGACGGTCGCCCGCACTGGGATACTCCGGTACGGGTACTTCGCCAGCGCGAAAGCGCTCGCATCTCCCGCGCCAACGCAGAGATCCGCAAGGCGCATCGGGCGCAACTGGAAATCGAGGCCAACACCTCCAATTTTGAAGCAGCCTATCCGGAGGTCTGGCGCTGGATCGAGTTAAACCGGATTGACCCGGACAACCGCTTCGCAGCGTCGTTGCTGAAGCGCGTGGAAAGCAAAGGCGAACTCACCGAGAACCAGATCGCCGCCGTACTTCGCCAGATCGAGGAGGACGCCGCTCCTAAGCCGCTACTCCCGGAAGGCCGCCAGGAAGTGGTCGGCAAGATTATTTCGATCAAAGAGCGCGATAGTTTCTACGCCCCGAACCGCACCGAATGGAAGATGGTCGTGGAGGCTGTCGAGGGCTGGCGAGTCTGGGGCACGCGCCCCGCTGCTATCTCGGAGGCGCAGGTCGGAGACCGGGTACGGTTCACTGCCACGCTGACCCGCTCGGATGATGCTCAGGACTTCGGATTCTTCAAGCGTCCCGCTAAGGCAGAAGTCCAAAACTAACCCGAGGCCGGGGTTGACACTCCCCGCCGTTGTGGTATACTTGAGACACAAGGAAAGAAAGAGAGAGAGAGAATCAAAATGATGACGCAGGACGTTCGCCCAGGTCTGGTAGTGGAGTTCGAAGGAACCGAATTCGTTGTGTTGGATCGCCACCCGAAGCGCGCTCACTGGTGGCTCCAGCGGAAGTCGGACGGGGATATCTCCGAAGGCCGGTACGCTCACCCCGAGGATCTGGTTCTGGTGGGCGATTCCACCGGCAGGGCGGATCTCCTCACCTTCACGAATCGGGCAGGTCAGCGCGGAGCGTTTATTGTGCGGGGCGAACTCGGGGAGTGGGTACTCACCCGGTCACCCGAAGGATGGAGGATCTCCCACCGCCCGACAAGCCTCCGGGCCGCTGATTTCAAGACCCGGAAAAAGGCCGAAGAAGTGATGGCAGAACTTCACGAAAACATTGTCCCCACCGGTACTAATCTGCCCGCGCTGAAAGAGCAGCGCATCTCCCTAGCCAACATTCTCCAGAAGCACCTGGCCCACGGATACTGATCGAACTGAACTGACTATCGGAAGGAACCGAAAATGACTACCGCAAACATCACCATCCCGGAAACAAAACAACTCGACGAGATCGCTGAGCACCTGACCCCGATGATTCGGGAAGGCGTTTCTAGGCTGATCGAGATGGGCTTAGAGGTTTACTACCTGCCACCGCGCCGCCCGCTCCCCCAGAGCACCACGACCACCTCGTGGGTCTACTTCACGGAGAGCCTGGAAGAGGACAAGCCGCTCGGGACGTTCGGCTATGACCTTTACGACTATGAAGGAAAAGACGGGCTCTACATTTCCTCCTCCCTGGTTCCCACGAAACTGGACGGCTCCAGCATGGGGATAATCGGAGGCGGGGAAGGGCTGGACTTGACCTTTCAGGAAGGCGTCCAGCGCGCCCTGCTTGACCGCCCTAGTAACTCATTTCAGGGCGGGGAGGATAGCCCGCACATCCGGAACGCTGGAGCGCATAGCGCGGTGCAGAAGTTCAAAGATCTGGTGCGGATAGTTCTCTAAAAACGTAGCCCCTCCCCGGCGGGTTCCTAGTAACGGGGAGGGGTTGCAATTATCTCCGTAGTGTGTTACTATTAAGACACAAGCCAAGGAGGACAAAATGACTAAGACACTTACCGCCAAGGATCAGGACGGTCAGACGATCTCCGTAGGGGATCTGGTTTACCTGGGGAACTATGGCGACGCGCAGGACCTGATCGCCACGGTCTACAACATCAACGAGGATGGCACCCTTGATGTCGAAGGGGGCGTGATGACTGCCGATAATCAGGACGAAATCTGGCACCGCTTCGAGGGCGTGGACGCCGATGAAGTTGGACTATTCTAGGATAGTGTGCTACACTTAGAACACAACACAACGAGAGACTGAGAGAGAGAGAGAGAGAGAGAGAGTCGAGAAAAATGGACTTCACGATAAACATCACCACCGAAAACACCGGCACCGGCGCGGGCGACGAACGACTCCGCCAGGAGATCCTGAAGCGGATCGCCGAAACTCTAGAAGCCGAATACGGTTGCGGTTGCGACTGGGTGCGGAAGCACACCAGTTTCCGCGAGGACTTTCAGGTTTCCTCGTGCGAGGTTCCTCACCGCGAGGACGACTACGACGGGGAGCAGGTTCTGGAGGTACGCTTCGCGTAAACCCCTCACCCCGCATCGGAAACGGTGCGGGGATTTTTATTTTCTCGGCAATTTTAGGCATCCTGGTACGATCAGACGGAAACCGTCTGCCACTACCGGGGAGAAACTGTGAACCATTCTTTGAAGCCGAAAAGACCTACACCGCTCAACAGTCTGACGGCGAGTGCTTTGCGGATTAAAAACCAGAAGATGGAGAAGCGGCTTACCCTCGGAAGTTCGGACTGGCAGTCGGATGCCTGGGATCTCTATGAGCAGGTGGGGGAGCAGCGGTTTCTGGCGACGACACTAGCGAACCGCATGAGTCAGGCATATTTCTACGTGGGGGAATTGACTGATGATCTCGACGATCCAGTGGAGACCGAGGAAGAAACTCTAAAACAGGTTCTGGCGGGTGTGGGACACAACGCCGCAGGACTGGCGCAAATTATTCAGCGGCTCGGGTTGAACCTATTTATCGCGGGCGAAGGATGGCTGGCCGGAATACCTCGGGACATGATGCCCGACACGGTGGCGATAGCGGCTCCGAGTGGACGCGAGAATCCCCCGCTACCGGCGTGGCTGGACGGACTCTATGACGATGAAGATATCGACATCATGGATCTCGAATGGCGGATGCTTTCAGTTGATGAAGTTTCAACTACTCCCACGGATGCGGTGAAACTGATTCTGGGGGAGGACGATAACTCCACGCTAGAGGTGGATCCGGAGGATATTTATCTGTTCCGGATCTGGCGTCCACATCCCCGCCGCGCGTGGGAGGCAGACTCCCCGACGCGCTCCAGCCTTCCGGTACTTCGGGAACTGGCTGGGCTGACGATGCACGTCTCGGCGCAAGTGGACTCCCGACTGGCGGGTGCAGGTGTTCTTATAGTTCCCCAGAGTGCGCAGGACGCCCTCCGGCAGTCGATGGCTGACCCGGAGACGGGGGAGGAGCCTCCGGAGGATGCATTCACGGACGCGCTAATCGAGGCGATGGTGACACCGATCTCGGACCGGAGCAGTGCCTCCGCCGTGGTGCCGCTAGTGCTGACCGTCCCGGATCAGTCGGCAGATAAGTTCCGGCACATATCTTTCGCGTCGGAACTGGATAACGAGGCCCGCGAGTTGCGCAGCGAGGCCATCCACCGACTCGCCATTGGGCAGGACGCGCCGCCTGAACTCCTACTCGGAACCGCTGGCATGAACCACTGGGGAGCGTGGCTGGTCAACGAGGACACGGTGACAACGCACCTGGAGCCGCCCCTCGCGCTAATTTGTGACGCTTTGACTACTCAATATCTGTGGCCGGTCATGTACGCCCTCGGGTACACCGAGGAAGAAGTGAAACGACACGTTATCTGGTACTCGGTGGAGCACATGATAGTCCGCCCGAACCGGGGCAGGGACGCCCTAGCGCTCTACGAGAAGGGAGAACTCGACGGAAAATCCCTCAGGGAGACGCTTGGATTCGGTGAAGATGATGCTCCGGAGGAAGCCTCGGAGATGCCTCCGGCGGTGGCCCTCGCTATGGACATGGTTAGGAATGCTCCCTCGCTGGCATCGGATCCGGGACTACCTGCACTCATTGCGCAGATCCAGGAAGCCCTGGACGGCTCTCCAGGCGACTCTGGGGACGCTGCCGGGGGTACTGGAGGGGAAGGGGCTGCCGGGCCGTCAGAGGACGCTCCAGAGGGGTCAGAGGGGCAAGAGAGCGGGGGAGGGGCCGATGACCCTGACGCTCCGCCATCGATTCCGGAGACTGACGACGCGCCCGCTCCCGTGGAGGTGGTGGGATGACCGCACATCCTCAGCACTTGCCCCGCGCTTGCCCGGTATGCGGCGCGCACTCGCTGACTCCCGCAGGGGAAACTAGCGCGCTACTGGCCGTTTGCGACGTGCTGGTGGTTAAGGCACTGGAGAAGTTAGGCCGTCGTATCGTGCGGGCCGCCCCGCGCAGCGCTGGCCGGTTCCGGGTGATGAACGGGAGACCCTGGCATATCGCCCACACCATCTGGCGCCCCACGGAGCCGGAAGTGAAACGCGCGCTCCAGGGCGCATGGGATGTCGTGCCCGCGCTCCTCGTGAACCATTCCACTCAGCCCGTCACGCCGCAGCAAGTCACGGAGATGCTGGACTGGTATACCCGCGATCTGGCGATCACTGGAACCGAGCACTCCTTCCATGAACTGATGTACCGATTTCAAGACCGCCTCGGTCTGCCGGTATACGTCAAAACGGAGGTAAGCCATGCCGCCAACTAACCGCCGCCCCGACACGCCCGGGGAGGCCACGCGCCGCCGCTCTGCCCTGGAGGTGGAGATCGAACAGGCGATGGACTACGCATTGGAAGAGTTTTTCCAGAACGTGGTGGACGTGGTTATCGAGCGCGGGGAAGGTCCGGAGCCCTTGTCGTACATAACTTTCGAGAAGTACTGGGATCAGGCAGCCTCCGAGATTGAAGAAGATCTGGAGGGCGTTCTCGACCCGGATGACCTGGCCGCATTCGTAGAGGATTTTCTGGAATCCGAGATGCTGGCCGCTACCCTCGAAACGGCGCAGGAGATGATCCAACTAGCGGATGATCAAGAATGGACAGAGGCAGAGTTCGCGGACACGGTCTACACCGCGTTCACGTACTACCCGACTTCCCCGCAGTCGCTGACCGCCGCAGGCCGGATCCAGTTCGCTAAAAAGAAACGCTCCAAGTCCCAGCGTCGCCGCCATTCCGAGCGTCGTGCCCGGAAGCGGGCTGAACGGAAAAAGGCCGAAGAGGCCGCCAAGAAAGCCGCTCAGGAGGCCGCGAAAAAAGCCGCCGAAGCGGAACGTAAAAAGCAACTCCAACCGGCCTCGGATCGTCGCCAAGCAAAAGATAAAGCCCGCCAGCGGATGGCTGATTTCGGGGACGAGTTTTCTAAAAGAATGAAGCGGATTCGCCGCACCCATTCCACGGCCGCGACCGCGCGATTGGAATTGAACACTCTCCGCTTGAACGGGTATACCGAAAAGCAGTGGATCTCCCACCACGATGAACGCACACGCGCCACTCATCTGGCAGCGGATCGGCAGGTCGTAGGGATTGATGATTTTTTCACCGTGGGAGCCGCGTCTTTGGAGTTTCCGGGCGACCCTAATTCATCTGATTATGGCGAGATAGCCAACTGTAGATGCGTCTTGGTGGGGGTAGGTTCCCCCGCGTCGGATGTACTGAACGGGGGCTCCGAATAGTACGTCATTATTGAGTAAGACTCGGATTCGAGACATACTGGCTCTAACTTTAGGAGAATCAAATGGCTAAAACCGCCCGCTGGAGTGGGGTTATCGCGGTAGAGAACTTGTTGACGGGAGACGGTCGGTTGCTGGAAACTGACTCCCTCCGGTGGGAGAACCTGCCGCTACCCATTCGCACCGTTAAGGAAGATTCAGGCGCCCACGACGGTGCAGTCGTGATCGGCTTGATTGAGACGATTGAACGGCGCGAAGGGGGTGAAATCTGGGGAGAAGGATCTATCGACCTGGGGAGTGCGGAAGGTCAGGAAGCCTTCCGGCTAATCCAGGAAGGTTACCGGCGCGGGGTCTCCGTGGATCTGGATGACACTTCCTTTGAGATCCGCATTGCCTCCGAAATCATGGAAGAAATGGACTCCATGATGGAAGAACTTTTCGAGGATGAAGATGAGGAAGAAAGCGCTGAAGAGGTGGAACGGGAAACGGATGAAAATGGTCGCGTTACCGTCGCCAAAATCGGATCCGACGATGAAGTGATGGTCGTTACCTCCGCCCGGATTCGCGCTGCCACCCTGGTAGATATTCCCGCATTCATTGATGCTCAAATCTCGGTGGTCGAGGAAGATATTTCCGAGGAGGAGCAAGAAGAACTTTCAGCACTGGTGGCCTCCGCCCTGTCGATACCGATTGACCCGCCCGCTGACTGGTTTAACGTCCCAGAAGCGAGTACCCCTACCGCCTTGACGGTCACGGATGAAGGGCAGGTCTACGGGCACCTCGCGCTGTGGGGCATTGACCACGTGGGGCTGGCCGCTAATGGGCAGTCTGTACACGCGCCCCGGTCGAATACGGATTACTCCTACTTCCACCTCGGAGTCGTGCGCACCGCAGAAGGTACCGACGTGGCTACCGGGAAGATCACCCTCGACACTAAGCACGCGGGCCGCTCCTGGTCTGGTCCCCGCGCCGCAGCACACTACGAGGACACGGGGAGCGTGGTGGCAGACGTTCGCGCAACGGACGGCATCCACGGTATTTGGCTCTCCGGGGCACTCCGCCCGAACGTCTCCCCGACCCAGATTCGAGAACTCCGGGCCGCTCCACTCTCCGGCGACTGGCGGGACATGGGCGGGAACCTGGAACTCGTGGCCGCGTTGGCGGTTAACATGCCCGGCTTCCCGGTACCGCGTCCCGGCGCAATGGTGGCCTCTGGATCCGTCAAGACACTGGTGGCCGCTGGGATGATCCCGCCCCGCCGTGTCCGCCGCCCCGGTACGGAAGGGGCACTGAGTGCGAAGGATCTCTACTACCTCAAGCGGTTGACCGCGCGGGAAGAACGCGCTGATCTGGCCGCTGCCCGGGTCGCTTCCGCGCAGAAGTTAGCGCGCCGCGTGCAGGTGAGCCAGATGGCGCGCCAAGTTCGGGAGGCTCAGTAGGAGTGAAAAAGATTTCGAAACCGGCTAAGCAGTATCAGGTGCCGTATCGGCTGACGACGAAAGATGGGGTTACCCTCACTTTCGGGTCACTCCTGGAAGCCCGCGCCGCGCTGGTTCGAGCCGGTGGAGGGCGTCTATACCCTCTGAAAACTAAGGATCGTTGACATGTACCTCTCCCCTATCGAAACCCCGATTAAGCAGCGCTACTCCGAGCAGTCTCCTTACGTGATCTACGGATCCCGGCGCCCGGGGCAGACCGGGGTGCCGGTAGTAGCCCCCGTACCCGGGACGGTGCGGAACGTGGTTAACAACCGCAAACCGGGCCAGCCGTCTACTCGCGGCAAGACGGTGCGCGGGGGAATCTCTGGCAACGGGCTGGAGATCGTGACGGCATCCAAGGAGCGTGTAGTTTTGGCGCACCTGAAGACCTCGCTCAGGGGCGGGGATCGGGTGCAGGCGGGGGATGTGGTCGGGTTCACTGACCGGAGCGGGGAGCAGCCCTTCGGGCCATGCCTATTTTTCGCGGTGATTGACCCGTCCGGGAACCCCCTCGACCCCGGATCCTGGGTACCTGGGGAGGTGACCGAGCCCGAAACACGCGATTTAAGCCTCCCCGAAGACGATCTGGCGGACGTTCAGGTCACGGAGGGGTTGGAGGATGGGGCAGACATTCCCAGGCCTTCTGGGGCCGATTTTGAGGATGACGTGCTACCCTGACCTCTAAGAGCGGAATGGCAGAAGGGCCTCGCCGGATATATCCGACGACTGAAAGGCCCTATCATGGCTCACAAACTTTCCCGCATTCTCCGCAACCCGTTGGTCGTTTACGCCACCGAGTATGCGGATCAAAGTGCGGACGATGAAGATAGCCTCGTAATTCCCGAAGATCTCACGGAACTTTCCGATGAAGAACTCGCCGAACTCAGCGACAACGCCGTGGAGACGTTTAACGCTATCTACGGTGACGGCTCTGGCGCGGATTTCTCCGATGACGATCTCGCCACCCTTTCCACCCTCACCGAAGGCATCGAGCGCATCAACGCAGAGACTGCGAACCGCTCCGAGCGCGCCGCAGAGCGTGCCGCGCAGGCTGAGGAACTGGCATCTCGGATTCGTCCCGCAGAGGCGGAAGATGAAGAGGATTCCGACGAAGATGACGAAGAGGAAGAGGATGACGGCGAAGAGCAGGAAGCGGAAGCGGACGAAGAAGGCGAAGCAGAAGCCTCGGCAGTAGTTGAGGAAGAAGCCGCACTCGTTGCCGCTGGCCGGGGAGACATTCGCGTACCCCTCCGCAACATCCGCGCCCGTTCCCGTGCTCGCCAGTCGATGCCCCGCGCCAGCGAAGAAGCCCCGTCGCGGATGGAAGATATCGTGCTGGCCTCCGACGTTCCCGGCTTCCGCCAGGGCGAAGGACTTGACTGGAATGGCGTCGGTCGTGCAGTTGACCGCCGTTTGATCGGGTTCAACCCGTCGCAGTATTCCAACGCCTCGGCTCGTCAGATGCATTTGCGGGAGCAGCATTCGGTTGCCACCATCCACCGCAACATCCCGAAGGATCTTCAGGTACTGAACTCCGACCCGGAGCATATTTCGGAGATCCTGGATCGTGCCGTCGACCAGAGCCGTCTCCCCAAGCAGTCCTTGGTTGCTTCCGGGGGCTGGTGCGCACCATCCGAAACGGTGTACGACTTCCTGGAATTGGAAACTGCCGATGGCATAGTTTCCGTTCCGGAGATCGGCATCAACCGGGGCGGGATTAAGTGGACCACTGGCCCCGCGTTCTCGGATATTTACGCCAACACCGGCTTTGCGTACACCGAGGACGAAGATATCGATGGGGACTACGACGGCGAAGGCGGGGGCGAAAAACCGTGCTATAAGGTCGATTGCCCGGACTTCGATGAAGCCCGTCTAGATGTGGCTGGACTGTGCATCTCGGCTGGCTTGCTCCAGCAGCGCGGTTACCCGGAAGTTATCGCCCGCACCGTTCGCGGCGCCGTGATTGCTCACCGCCACAAGATGGCAGAGCGTCGGATAAACGCGATGGTCGCTGACTCCACCTCGGTAACGATGCCCGCCGATCAGGTAGGCGCAACGGCACCGATTCTGACCGCTATCGAGTTGCAGGTGCAGCACTACCGCTACGTCCACCGCTTAGGCATGAACGCAGTTCTTGAAGCCATTTTCCCGGCATGGGTACGTGGCGCGATCCGTTCGGACCTAAGCCGTCGCCTTGGCGTGGATCTCATTGATGTGAACGACGCTCGCGTGGCCGCCTGGTTCCGCGACCGGGGCGTGAGCGCACAATTCGTTTACAACTATCAGGACCTGACTGGAGACGCTAGCGCGTTCACTGCATGGCCCTCCACCGTGAAGTTCTTGCTATACGCCGCTGGCACCTGGGTATTTGGTGCCTCCGACGTGATCACGCTGGACACGATCTACGACTCGGTGAAGTTGGGCAAGAACGACTACACCGCGCTGTTCACCGAAGAAGGCTGGTTGGCAATGAAGCGACTGGACGACAGCCGCGAAGTTACGGTCAACATCTGCCCCTCGGGCGCAACGGCTGGCGGAGTACTGATCGACTGCGACGGATCTGCTGGCGCTGTCGAATAATCCACCATTCATGAAGCCGGGGAGGGGGTCACTCCCCTTCCCGGTTTCTTATCTAAGGAGAAGAAATGAGCATTAGCACTATCGCTCCGCAGGTGGAAGTCTCCGCGCCCACTCGCACGCCTCGCCCTTACGGGCTGTTCAGTGCCCTCGGTTTTCGGGATGACGATTCCCGGTGGCAGAACGGTGTTTTGTGGCAGGGCGCGCCATGTGAGCCAGCGCACGGTATCGGGCAATACGACTGCTCTCCGGAAGAAAATACGGTCGGGTTACCGAAAGAGTTTGACGCCAAGTTCAGTGGCGGGACCGGCTCGCCTTTCGTGGTTTACGGCAATTTTAAGTGCTCCCCGGTAGGCAACTCCCCCGCCCGCGCGGAAGCGCTGGCAGAGGAACATCTGCTGGCTCGGGAAGAAGCCCGCGTGGAGCAGGCGCTCTGGACGGGTGACCTCCAGAATGTGCCGAACTTCGCTGGCGCAAACGGGGAAGACGCTCCTACGGATCTCGGTGAGTTCACGGAACCGATCTCCGCGATAGCGGCCCTGGAACAGTGGCTAGCCTCGAATTATGGATCGGTGGGCGTGCTCCATATGAGCGTTTCCGCTGCCGTGATGTTGACCGCTAAAGGTCTAATTGAGTCCCGCTCGGGCCGCCTGGTTACCGAAATGGGAACCCGGGTCGTGGCCGGTGCAGGCTATGGAGAAGGGAAGATCGTGGCAACGGGAGCCCTCGCAGGCTACCGGGGCGAGGTTTTCAATAGTTCTGACCGGCCTGGGGATCTCCTGGATCGGGGTAAAAATGACCTTTACGCCGTCGCGGAACGTGAGTACGTTCTCATAATCGACGGATGCGGTATGGCAGAACTTTCCTACGATTTTGAGTTCGGAGGCGGCATGGGTGCTCCCGGAAAGAGTGCTTACGAGATCGCGGTAGATGAAGGATTCGAAGGATCCATTGAAGATTGGCTAGCATCGCTCCAAGGCGAGATTGGCCCGGAGGGTCCGCAAGGTCCAGAAGGTCCAGAAGGCCCACAGGGTCCTGAGGGTCCGCAAGGTCCCGCCGGTGCTGACGGCGCAGACGGCGCTAAGGGTGACAAGGGAGATCCCGGTGAGGACGGAGCGCCCGGCGTAGTCCAGACAATCGTGGCCGGTGACGGCGTGACGGTGGACGACACTGATCCGGCTAATCCCATAATCGGGGTGAGCGAGTAGTGAGACTTACACGAGATGGATTGAACGTTTCTAAGGCTCTGAAAACTTCCGCACCGGTTGTCGAAGAAATCCCGCACCACGACGATCTGTTTTTAGATCCCGAAGACCTCGCCGAGCAGGAATCCGCGAAAACCCCCGACGGCGATTTGGCGGGAGATCAGGACGCCCCCCTAGTTGGACTAGGGGGAGATGCTGAAAACGCGCCAGAGGCCGCTCCCGATACGGATTTAGGGGTGTCTGGGGACTCTGAAGGCGACCCGGAAACTGATTCTGATGGATCTGACGAAAAAGAGAAGTCGGAAACAGCCGCAGAGGAAACTCCGCGCAAGCCCAAAAAGAAGGCCGCCAAGAAGGCCGCTCCCACGAAAGAGACTAAGGAAAAATAATGGCTACCAAATGCTTTATCCCGATCCTCGGGAAGCGGCTCCGGTTTACTCGGCTCACTGAGAACGGCTCGCTCCCGGAAGGATCTGAGGCCAACGATGCAGTAGTGGTGACGAAAGGATTTGTCACCATCAACCTCACCTCGGAAGTCGAGGACGGTATCGAGATCATCCAGCGCAACGCCTCCGGCGGGCTGTGTGTGAACGAGAAGTTCTCGGATCTGTTCAAACGGTTTAACGTGGAAATTGAGTTTTGCGGGGTCAACCCCTCACTACTTTCTATGATCACGAACGCCGAACCTTACGAGGATTACAACGGGGACATCGCCGGTTTCACGGTTCCGGAAGGCGAGATCGATAAGACTTTCGCCCTGGAACTGTGGACGGGTTTGAGTTCCTCCTACGAGGGTCCGGAGACGGGTGGCTACATGCTTCTGCCGCGCGTCTCGGGTGGCGTTCTCGGGGACATCGAAATCGATGGGGAGAATGCGATCACGTTCTCGCTCACTGGCGCTTCCACGGAAGGCGGCAACAAGTGGGGAACTGGGCCGTTCGAAGTCGTACTCGGTGAAGATATCGAAGACAACGGCGATATGGTTCCGGGCGACCCCTCGGTGCTGCCGACTGGCCTGGATCCCCTCGACCACCTGCTCCTGATGACCACCGGGGTGGCCGCACCGCCGAGCGAGTGCGACCCGACCAGCCTGGATCCGGTTTCGGACTAAGTAGCAGAAAGTCAGAAGAAAAATATCGGCAGTTAACTTGATCGGAGAGTCATGAGTGCTTGCGAGTGGCCCGTTTCCTACGCCGCGTGCGGGGAACCGGACTGGCCCAAACCTGATGACTCTCCGGTCGAGGATCCCGCGCCGAAAGAACTGTTTGAGCGCATGGCAACGGATCTACTCTGGAACTGGACGGGACGTCGTTACGGCATCTGTGAAGTAAGTATCCGACCCTGCCGCCAGCGGGATTACCTCGGGCGGGAGGACACCTATTCCGGGCGCGGCCCGTACACCTCGCTTCCCGGCGTGCCGCGTGCAGGCTGGCAACCGGTACTAATTGACGGATCCTGGTTCAACCTCCGGTGCGGATCCTG